TCACTCCGCCTGCGGCCCCATGGCCTCGATGAACGCCCGGTTGAACCGCTTGTAGACCGTGCCGCGCTCCTCGGTGAGCGGGCGCAGCTGATCGGCCCGCTCCCGTCCGGACAGGCTGTCGTCGGCGTAGACGTTGTCGATCTTGTCCGAGAGACCGCGGCGCTCACGCTCTGCAGCGCGCAGGGCGCTGTAGAGCCCGGCGGCGCGGACATGGCTTTCCAGTGGGGGGATACCCCGCTCTTCCGCACGGCGGACCATGGCCCGGCTTTCTTCTACGACCGAGCGGAACCGGAAATATCGGTTGGTGTCAAGGAAGTCCGCGGACTCGGTCCGCATTACCCGGACAAGCGGGATCTGGTACGCCTCCACGTCCTGCAGCCGCCCCTCGGCCGCCATCTCGGCAAGCCCGTAGGTCTGCATGGCGAACCGCCCGGCCCCGCCGGTCAGGAACTTGGCGGTGTGGTCGAAATACTCCGGCGAGATGTCGATGACGCCGCTTTCGAGCTCCGAGCCACCCGTCGCCCAGTTCAGGGTGCGCGCCAGGGCACGCGACGGCCCGGTGGCGCTGTACTCCTTGTAGGCCTGCGGCCCGAAGTCGCCATAGGGGTTCTCGGGCCGGATCGGGCGCCCGAGCCAGTCGCGGTTCTGGGCCAGCTCGTTCACATGGTCTAGCGCGGTGGGCATGAAGAACTGCTGCGCGGTCTCGCCACTGAGCGGGGAGAACGCCCCCACGAAAGTGGAAAGGACCTGCCCGACCGCGCGATCTGCCGGCACCACGCCGCGCATCACCTTCCCGATCCGGTTCCCGAGATAGAAGAAGGCGTTGTAGCCGTAGGGCAGCGGCACGGTGGCGAAGGTCTCGTCCCACGGGGTCGCCAGCACCAGGTTCCGGGCCAAGATGTAGTTGGGGATCTGGTCGTATTCGAGCTCGTCGTCGTCGTCGCGCGCCGAGAGCATCGCGTTCAGCAGGTCATTGGCGATGCCGAAGAGGACCATGCCGACCACGGTCGCCTTCACCTGGCGCGACCCCATGGCCTTGATCAGGACCTGGGAGCCTTGGATCGCGGCATTGGCGAACGGGAAGAGCGCGTTCATCTGCGCGCCAATCTCGCCGCGGCGGTTGAAGTTGACCGTCAGGTTCTTCGAGAGCGACGCGGCGTCCTCGATCGACATGCCTGCGGCTCGGGCCTCGACGAAGGACGCCAGGCGCACCGCGTTGTCGACCGAGAGGTTCACGCGCTCGATCCATGCCAGCGCCGGGTTGTCGCGCGTCGACGGTCGTACCAGCCGACGCAGCTTGCTTCCCAGCTTGGTCCCGGACGCAAGGCCGATGCGCCGCTCGAGGTCGGCCCCCATCAGCTCCGGCGTCTCGATCTTCCAGAACGACACCTTGGCGCCGCTGGCCTCGAACTCCTTGAAGTGCTGTGCCCACTGGGTGTTGGCCTTGCCACCCATACCCTTGTACGCGCCAAGGAACGCCCGGCCCCAGTTGCCGAGGGCCGCCTTTCGGACGCGAGCCTGCATGCCCTTGGGCACCTGCTCGCCCATGTTGACCTGTGCGGTCACCATGTCGCGGAAGGCGTTCACGATGATGAACGGCGGCGAGAGCATGGTGTTGATGGCGGAGAAGTACCGCGAGAAGCCGGACATGACGCGCATGAAGACGCCCATCTGCTCGCTGCCCAGTTGGCCCAGTGCCGAGGCAAGACGCGGGTCCTTGAGGGTCAGCCGGTGTTCGACACCGTCGATCTTCACGGCCATCTCGTTCGGGCCCATCGGGCGCGCCGTCGGCCCGACCACGCGGCTCTCGACGTAGCCGGACTTGCGGTTGTAGAAGCGCTGGGTTTCCGGCTTCGAGACCTCCCACATGGCCGGGTTCGGGTAGCGCTGCGCCAGTCGCACGACCGCCTGCCCGACCAGGTTCTTCTCTGCCCGGATGGACACCTCCTGAGCCATGGTCAGAATGGTCGCCAACGGGTTGAAGGCCTCCGACGTCCGCCCCAGGGCGCGCTGGGTTTCCGGGCCGCGCACGGTGTAGCGCCGGCCGATCCCGGAATACTCGTTGACCACCAGGTCATACATCTCCGTCTCGGAGAAGCCGCGCAGCGGGACATAGTGCTGGTACATGCGCCGCCAGGTGTCGGCTTCATCGCCGGTCAGCAGCCCGGCCTGCTCGCGCAAGTCGATCATCTGGCGACCGAGCCGGTCTGTCAGGACACCGATCTTCCGCAGCCGATCAGCGTGCGGGCTCGACGCTGCCTCGGAGAGGATGGCATCGGCTTCGGCATTGGTCATCCCGGCGCCGCCGTCGGGCATGTTCGGGTTGATGGCCGCGATCCGCGCGTTGCGCTCCTTAGCGTGCCGGGCCGCCAGCCAGATCCCAGCGGCATCAGCCCCGGTCCGGGTGCGGCCATCCTTGTCGGTGAGCGTGATGGCCCCTGCCTTGCTGTTGCTGGCATCGGCAATCAGGCCGATGATCGGCTTCGTGAACTGCTCGTCGATGGCATCCAGCCGCGCGCCGACGCGCCCGGAATAGCGCTCCTCGGCGAAGTAAGCCGAGTCCGCCCGGTCGATCTTGTCGCCGGTCGTTGCCGTGATGCCCTCTTCGGCGCGGAGCAGTGGAAGCATCCGGTCCTGCAGCACGATCCGCGTCCGGTCGATCCGGTCCATGATCGCGCCTCGCGCCCCGCCGATCCGGTCCAGCACAGAGACATTGCGCCGGGCGAGCTCGTCGAAGACGCGCCGATCCGGAATGTGCGAGGTGTTGGTGGACTGCGCGACCTTCTGGCGGCCGGCGGCGGAGAGACGACGCACCGCGCGCGCCGGGCGCTGCTCGCGCATGATCGCGGTGTCGGGGTTGAAAGTGCCCTGGTTGAAGATCGACTTGACCTGCTCAGGCCGGAAGGCGACCACAAGCTTCTCGGGTTCGCCCCGGACGTTCATGTCAAAATCTTCTAACAGAACGCCATCAAAGCCACCTCGCTCAATGTCTGGCATCAAGCTTCTCTTCATGTAGTCCCACCAGCCGACGACGCCGCGCCCGTCTAGGGCTTCACGAGACATCTCGACAGGTGTCATGGCGTCTAGTTCTGCGTCACTGTAGCCGATGCCGAAGAGGTAATCTCTGGTGGTGTATGGATTCTGCAGCGCTACGTACGCAGCAATAATGTTTCCTCCGTCGCGCGCACCTTCCATCGTGGCGTAGCCACTGGCCATGTCTTCGCCAGTGCTGTTCGTGAAGAAGAATCCTTTCTTGTCGTCGTTAAAGGTGCTGCCGACTTTCTTTGGGTCGAAGGCCTCGAAATCCGCGTTGGTCCCATGGTAAACCACCAGCGGCGCGCCGTCGGAGCCGACCACTTTGCTGTCGCCGAACCACCGCTTGAACTGCGGGCTCTGGGGGCTGTCGAGCGTCTGATCGCGCTGCGCGGCCACCGCCTCGTCGGGCATGCCTTCCAGGCCGATCGGGAACATGCGGCGGCGGGAGCCGGTGTTGCCGGCGTGACGGCGCCCGACCTCGCCGGACAGAACCTTCCCGAACACGTCATCGGCAGTGAAAAACCCGCGCGACGTCAGGGCTTCCGCGATGGCCTTGAGAAACCGCTTGATCTTGTCGAAGGTCAGCCGGATGCCGCCCGGGTTGTCGTCCCGGCCCGCGGCCCAGACGCCGAACTCCTCGGCGATCGCCTCTTCGATCTGCTCCTCGCGGGTCAGGTCCGGGTAGCGCTCCTCGATCTGGTGCTTGGCAATCCAGGTTTCCTCGGCACGCTTGGACAGGCGCGACCACTCCGCATCGGAGAACAGGTTGCCGACCCGAAGCGCGTGGATCACCTCGTGATAGAGTGTCGCCTTCGGATTGAGGCTGGCCCCGATCAAGATGTCGATGGCCCCCATGCGGTTCACCAGCATGGCCCCCTGGCGCTGGCCGGTCAGGTCGATGCCCAGGCGCACCCGGCCAAGCCCGACGCGCTCGAGGCGCTCACGGAAACCCGGCAGAAGCTCGCGCACCGTGGCCTCGTCCATGATCGTGGCGTTCTGCGCGCCGAAGGCAGGCTTCTGCAGGATCGGCTGCGGGGCCAGTGCCTTCTCACGCAGTTCGGGCGTGATCGTGATGGACCAGACGGGGTTGCCGGGGATTGCGATTCCCATTCGCTCAAGGCGCTCGGCAAGCCTGCGCGGGCGGATGGACAGGAGGGCGCGTGGTCCATCTTTTGCGATCTTCGCCTTCCACAAAGAGACGGTCTGAGCCGATTCCTCTACGCCATCAACAGCGACCTGCAGCGCTTGCTCTGGCGTAAGGTTTGCCACAACTGGCGCCAGCATATCCTCGTCAACAGTGCGAGAGAAATCCGGCATATCCCGCGCCTGCTCCACCCGCGCCCCGGTGCCCTTGGCAATCCGGTCGACCGAGCGCTTGATCTGCTGATCGTAGGCGATGGCATAGCCCGAGTCCGGGAAGGTGATCTTCTGGCCGGTGATGGAGCCGGAAGGCTCGGACATGATCTGTCGGGCGAGGCTGGGGCCGATCAGCGCGGACAGCGCCTTTCCTTCCAGCATATCGTTCCCCGCCGCGCCTTCGATCACGCCCTGCGGCGTGACGGACGTGCTGATTGTGCGGCCGCCGTCGGACATGGTGAGGTCGACATAGCGATATTGAGCCAGCGCCACCTGGTCAGGCGAATACCACTCCACCTCCTCCACCACGCTCTGCGCGGCGTTGTTCCACCGCTCGGCCTGCATGTAGCCCGGCGTCCAGGCGAGCCGGTCATAGCCCTGCTCCGCCGCCATGCGCAGAAGCCGCTTCACCATCAGCGCGTAGGTGTGTTCCTCCTTGAACGGGGTGTCAGGTGTGCTGGGGTCCATGCTGCGCTCGGTGCCGAGGGCGAGCCTTGCATCTCGAAGCTCTTTGTCTCGGTCAAACTGCGCCTGTACTTCCTCGCGCAAATCAGCCCATTCCGGCCCGGTCATTTCATTGACAATGCCGCTTCTGCGGATGGGGTCGCTGGCGCGCCTTGGGCTCTCGTCGCCACGCACAATTCCGATAGCTTCTTCGATGGCCTGCGCGGCGGCCACGATCGACCAATCCGCATCCCATTTGCCGGTCCGCTCGGCTCGCCGCTGCACCCGAGCCAGCGTGCGCTCGTTCTCGCGCTGCAACGTCGACGCTTCAGCCTCCAACTCCCGCCGCCGGGCCGTCACCTCTGGGCTCTCGGTGTTCTCGCGCCATTTCGACGCCAGATCGGACTGGATCTCCTCCACGAACAGGATGCGCTCACCGTTCGGGCCGGAGCGATCTTTCAGCCGGGCGTGAACGACGATGTTCTCCTGCACGAAGTGGGCGGACTGGACGAAGGGGCTTTTGCCACGATCGTTCATGTCGCGCTGCACGAGTCGATCATTGATCTGGCGAAGCTCGTCGTTCTCACGGTTCAGCCGCAGAACTGCCTGCATGTCAGATGTGGAGACGCCGTTTTCGGCATAGATTTCTTCCATGCGCTTGCGGTCGCGCTCCTGCGCTGCGCGGTCATATGTCGGATCGGGGAGGTTCTTCCCCGTCTCGTGCAGGTTCGGCACCCGGATCAGGACCTCGCGGTAGTTCTCGCCGCCGCGCTCGGTGTATTCCTCGAAGCGAGGCGGTTCGTAACTGCCTTCGGCCTCGGCATCCGCGAGGATTTGTTCCTCGATCTCTGCATCCGTCCACCCCTCGAACATCTCGTCTTCCCGGGCGGAGTCAAATGCGTCGGACAGATAGGACATGCGGTCTCCCAGCACCTCCTCGACCAGGTCGATCTGCCCATCTCGGATGAACTGTTCGAGCGCCGCGCGCGGGACCTGCGCGCCCTCCTGGCTGTCGAGCCAGTCGTAGACCCCGATCCACTCGATCTCCACCTGCTTGACGCCCGGCATCTTCGACAGGATGGCCTTCCAGTCGCCCGCCGGGGCCTTGGTCTGCTTCGCCCCCTGCACCGCCCGCAGGAGCGGGCTGTAGAAGACGCCCTCGGTCGCATTGTCGTCGTCCTGCATCGTCAGGCGGCGCTGCTCCTTGACCGCCGTCGGGCGCGTCATGGCGTCCACAAAGGCGTCCCGGTCGTCCGCCGACGGGAACAGGAAGCCGCGCTTGGCCCCCTGAGCGGCGTTCTGGTAGCGCGACCAGTAGCCGCCGTGCTGGCGAGCCACCTCCTTCATCGCGTCGTACTGCTCGCGGGTGACGCGCTCCTTGGCGTTGGCGCCGTACTTGCGCTCCCCGGTCTGGCTGTGGGCGAAGTCGAAGGTGTCGAAGCCGTCGGCCGCCGCCGCCACCTCCGGGATCTGGATGGTCAGGGCGGCCTCGTCGGCCGCGTTCGACATCTCGGCGATGGCCCCGGGCTCCACCAGGGCCGCAGGCCGGGCCGGGACGTCGATCCCTTCCAGGCGCTCGAAGAACTCGGCAATGCTCTCGGCCCCGGTCATGTTGATCCGGCGCGTGGGCGCGTCGACCGGCTCCATGGTGCGGTCGAGAACCATGACGTAGGTGCGCACGCTGGTCCCGGCCTTCTCGAACGCCACCGGCGGAAGCTCTACCGACGCGGTCAGGTGCCATTCGTCCACCTTCACCATTTCGGGATCGAGCAGCTTGGCCATGTTCTTGTCGGCCGCCGGACCGCGGGGCACCAGGGCCACGATCCGCCCACCCGGGCGGAGGTGCTTCATCGCCTTGGCGACATGCTCATAGGCCGTCTTCCCGCCGTTCCCGAACGGCGGGTTCATCACGATCACGTCGTGCTTGTTGTTGATGTGGTAGCCCTCGAAGGTGCCGGTGACGGACCGCGCGCCGGCCGTGCGCAGCTGGGCCTGCGATGCGAGGTCTGCCGAAGGCTCGATGATGGTCCGATCGGTGTTCTCGGGGAAGTAGCGCGCGATCGCTCCATCGCCCGCCGACGGCTCGAGGACCTTCTCGTACTCGCGCGCGCCGGCCCATCCGACCATCTTGAAGCCCAGCGGCTCGGGGGTCGCATAGAAGTCGATGCCCTGCCGGGACTGCCGGTTGCGGGTGTTCTTCTGCCGGGCGAAGTAGTGCGTCTTGGCCTGCTCGTAGGGCGACGTGAGGGCAACGCTGCGGTCCCGGTCCTTGCCGCCCTTGCCCTCGCCCTCCATGCCCGGCGGATGCCGGTCGGCCTCGGTGTAGGCTTCGATGAAGGACTCGCGGATTGCCCGGGCTTCGTTGCCCAGGGCCAGGTTTTCGACCGTGCCGCTCTTCTCGGCGATCTTGCGGGCGAAGGCCTCACGCTCCCAGGTCGTGCCGATGGTGTAGTAGCGGAAGATGGCGTCCGAGACGGACCCCACCCGCCGGATGCGGCCTTCCTGCTGCAAGGTCGTGACCGGCCGCGTCGGCATCCCGAGGTTGATCAGGGCGCGCTGGTGCTTGCCGCTGGTGTCGTGCAGGGAGATGCCCGCCTCGCCTGCGGCGGACTGCACGATCAGCACGTCGACACCGGAGCCATCACGGTTGAAGGCCTCCTTGGCCGCCGCGCGCTCGCGGTTCGGCACCGTGCCATTGTACTCCCTCGCCCGCGTCCCGAACGCCGCCTTGATCTGTTCCTTCGGCGCGGCCAGGCCCGAGAAATCCAGCTTGGTCACATAGGGGTTTTCAGCGAGGAACGTCGTGAACTCGCCGTAGCCCAGCTCCCCGTCTCCGATCGGCAGAGAGAACGGGGACCGACCACCGCCCACATTGAAGTCGTGGAAGACGACGACCTTGCGGCCCATGTCGAGGTGCTTGCGAATGTCCGGGATCGCCTTCTCGGCCTTGATCGCCTCGAGGAGCTGCATGCGCTCGAGATAGCCGAAGTGCCGCGTCACCAGCTTGTTGACCTGGCGCCAGCCCTCGCCCGCGCCCTTCTCGCTCTGCTTGTTGCGCAGGTATTCCAGTGCCCGGTCGATGTCATTGCCGATGGTGCTGTCCACGGCCGAGAACCGGCGGTCATAGTCGGCCTCGACCGACAGCGACCGGCCCGACAGAGACCCTTCACGCTTGAGGCGTTCGTGAAACTCGCGCTCGAACACGCCGCGATCCACCGCCGCCTCGGGCTGGGTCAGCTTGTGGTAGCGGATGCGGTAGCCGAAGTTCTGCACCATGAAGAGGTTGCGCCCGGACTGGCGCGACCCGGAATCCGTGACGCCATCCTCCCCGTACTGGAAGAGGTAGCCCTCGGCATAGTCGGTGTTCTTGTCGTAGGCGAAGGGCGTCGCAGACAGGAACAGGACGCGGGACCGGCCCCGGGCCTTGAGGCTGTCGGCCAGGTCGCGGGTCTTGGTCCACAGTGCCTGCTTTACCGCATCCTGTGGCTTGCCGGGCGGCATGGCCTCGGCCTTCGCCCACTCGTCGGCCAGCAGCATTTTGGCCTTGGTGTACCGCCCGTCCGGATGGTTCGACACCGCCCGGAGCGCTTTCAGCGCGCCGGTCTGCTCACCGGCCTGGTTCGAGGACAGGTTGTGCGCCTCGTCCGGCACGATCAGGTCCCACTCGCGCTTGGCGAGGGCATCGTTGGCCGCGGCGTTGGCGTAGGTCGTTGCCACGATCCCATCACCTGCGGTGCCGGTGTCGGCCAGCTTGGTGATGTCGAGCCCGAGATCCTTGCCCATGCCGACCCAGGCGTCGAGGATGCCCTGCGACGGCGCGAGGATCAGGACGTTGGTCTTGCCCTGCTGAGCGAAGCGCTTGATGACCCCGCCGGCGGAGTACGTCTTCCCGGTCCCGGTGCTGTTGGTCAGCAGCATGCCAAAGCCGTCCGGCTTGGCGAAGCGCCGCTCGACCTTGAGCACGTCGTCCTGTTGCTCGGGAAGAAGCAGGGGCAGCGTGGCGCGAACGTTGGCCTCGTCGCCCGGCTTGACGGTCAGGCGGTCTGCTTCTGCTTGCTGCCGCGCCCGGTCTCCTTGTCCGGGTGCGTCCGAAGCAGCCCGTGCAGTGTCTGCTGCTGTGCCTTCGTCATCGGGTAGTCGTTGCTGGCGACGATCACGGCTTCCTGCGCGGTCCTGATCAGCGGAAGCGCCGGGTTCGGCCCGTCGATCCGCGCCAGTCCCTCGATCGCGTCCGCTTCCCAGACCAGCGGCATCACCCGCAGATACGCCGCCGCCACCAGTGCGTCGCCGCCCACCGCCTTGGCGATCCGCGCCTCCTCCCGGTCCAGCGCCTTCGACATCTCGTCCGGCGGCAGCGGGAACATCTGCTGCGCCCAGTCCGTCTTGAGGTCCTGCGTCTCCGCGATCCTGTTCCAGATCGCCGCCGGTGCCTGGTGCATTGTCGCGCTCCTCGCGGTTCAGCCGGGCGAGTTCCTGGATCACGGCGCGGCTGTCGTCCATGTCGGCGACGGCCTCGCCATTGGCCTCCATCTCGTCGCGGACGTCATTGTACGCGATGCGGGCATATCTCCCAAGCGTCTGAATGGGCAGGCCCGTGGCATCGGCCAGGGCGGTGATGTACTCGCGGAAGCGGCGCACCCCGGCCTTGACGTAGAGCGTGGCGCTCTCGACTGCCAGCGACACCAGTTCGGGGTCCAGACCGCTGTTGGTCTGGTTCCGCAGCTTGTCCGCCAGGCGCTTGTTGATGTCGTCGAGCCGGGCGCGCTCTTCCTTGCTCAGCGTGTCGAGCGCGCGCCGGGCCGCGGGCGACGCCTTGGGGCCGGACTGCGCCTCACGGCGAGCGCGGGCTTGATCACGCGCCTCCTGCGGCGTCGTGCCGACCTGCCGCGTCGAGACATTCGGGACCGGGTTACCGAGGTCGTCGACCTGCCGAGCGGTTTCGGTCTCTGCCTGCGGCGCGTCGAACAGGTCGCGGCGGTCCTCCGGGTTCCCGAAGAGGTCGTCACGCCCGGACGCCGGGCCCTCGTTGCGCCCGCGCATCGGCGCATCGGACCGGCGGGTGACCTCGGCCTGCTGGCGATCGGCTTCCGTGATCGGGGCAACGCCAGGCGTCAGGAGCTGCTCGCCTGCGTCGGTCCTTTCGCTTTGCGCTTCGCCTTGGCCCGGTTGATCTGCTCGGCCAGTGTCAGGAGCCGGTCGGCTTCCTTCTGGTCCTCGGGGCTCAACTTCCCCAAACGGGATCTCGTCCTCAACCGCTTGGCGGCCGCCTGCCCTTCCTTGGTCAGATGCTCGTACATCGGCTTCACTGTCCCGTTCGCTGCGGATGAACACGCGCTCGGCGGCATCCTCGATTTCATAATCGGGCTCCGCAAGGAGGATTTCGACCATATCCTCCTTCTCGGCCTCTGTCAGCGCACTGATCTCGTTCTCGTCGGACCACTGGTCGACAAGCCCGCGGACCGAGCGCCGGCGATCCGCTTCCTCGCGCAGGTTCACGGCCTGTCGCACCGCATCCGGCAAGCGCGGGCTCTTGCTGACCTCTTCCGAGATGGCCGACTTGAGGTCCTCGAGGTCGAAGTACCCCGTGCCGTCGTCGGTCTTCACGATCTCCCGGAGGGCCTCGAACTCGCTGGCGACGATGTTGTCGAGGTCCTTGAGGCCGCCACGCTTGAACAGGCCGGGGGCCGTCCTGGGGGTGACGCCCATGGCCTCGAGGTCGATGGCAGCCTTCCCGTTCGGGTCGATCCGGATGCCGTTGTCACGCAGCGTCGTGATGACCGGGCGAGTCAAGCTGCCGTAGGCCCAGCGCGCGTCTGCCTCGGCAAAGCGGGCGTTGCCCTCGGCCGTGTCCGGGAAAGCGGCCCGGTCGGGCGGCTGGCGGACGGGGCGGGACTGGGCCGGGCGCGCGGGGGCCTGAGCCTGATCCGGGACGCGCCGCGGCTCTGCGGCCGCCGGGACCTCTACGCTCGACGCCGCAGCATCCGCGCCTGCCTGCGGCCGATCCACCGGACCAAGCCCCACGGGCGTCTGGTCACCAGCATCGGGAACCGGGCGGGGTGCGGCGGGCGGCGGGGCGGGTGCGGCATCGGTCTCCTCGGGTTGGGTCTTGCCATCGGGCTGAGGCGTGGGCGGTTGCTGCGACTGCTGCACCTGGTCGGACACGTCGACGAACTCGCCGGTGTCGAGGTCCTGAGCGACATACTGCCCGGGCACCACTTCATCGCCGTCGATGACCGGCATCGGCTCACCGAGGCGGCGGCCTTCGACCGATGCCGCCGGGGCCACAGGCGGCGCATCAGGCGCGGCCGGCGCACCGAGTCCAGCCGGTGCCTCGGGTGCGGACGGCGGCACGGGTGCGGGGGGTTGCGCGACCTGGTCGGTGCCGACCGGCGGCGCGGGCTGCGCGGGGGTGGCCACGGGCGGCAGCGGTGCGCCGTTCAGAACGGCCTCGATCGTTGCCTTCCCGTCGTCGATCACGTCGTTGGGGATCGGGCTGGCACGGTCGCTTTCGGTCAGGCGGGGGCTGTTCAGCCGCTGCGGGTCGGGATCGGCACCGGGTGCCGCATCTTCTGTCAGGCCGCCCGGCCGCGCCGCGCCGATGGCACCGACACCACCGCCAAGGATCGCGCCGATCAGGGCGGACTCGGCCACACCCTCGGTGATCCCGCGCTCGGGGTCGTAGTAGCCCTTGGCGACCAGGTTGTTCAGGACCTGCGACGTGCCCTCCTGAATGGCCTCCTCGGTCGCGTTGCCGCCGATCTTCTTGATGATCGCGGCCGCCACCCGGTTCTTGATCCCCGGGGCGTAGCGCTCGAGCGGCTCAAGCGCGCGCATGATCGGGATGACCTCGGAAGATCCGATCACCGCACCCCAGCGCGCGGCCTGGCGCGCGGTGTCCTCGTCGGCGCCGAAGGCCAGGGCGTCCCGGTAGACCTGCGACTGGTTCATCGTGGCACCGCTGTAGGCGGTACCGACACCGCCGGTCAGGATGCCGACGCCGATGAAGTACGCCATGCTCCCGGCGCCGCTGGCCAGCGAGGACGCAAAGCGGTCATCGAACTGCGGATCGGGCGCACCCACCAGCTTCTCACCCCATGCCCGCAGGTCATTCCCTGCCTCAAAGCTGCGGCTGTCGGCCCAGGTCGCGGGCGGGTTCGGCGTCAGAGCCCCCACTTCCGTCTCGATGCGGGCGATCTCCTCGCGCGCCCAGGCCTGCGCGGACTGCAGGTCGGCGCGCTCGGCATCGGTCAGCGGATTCCCGTCGGGGCCGGTGCCGGACATCAGGAGGCGCGTGGCGAAGGAGAACTGATCGCGCCGCTGCGCAAGGCGATCCTCGGCACCGGACCGGAACTCCGGGAAGGATGGCGCCGGGTTGCCTTCACGCGACACGCCGCCCTCAAGGTTGCTGGCCGCACCTTCTACGACCATTTCCCAAACCCGCTTCCCGAGATCGGACATCGGCTGGGGGATGCGACCGGCATCTGCCTCGGCGGCGCGGTCACGGGATGCCTGCAGGGAGTCCCGACGGGTCGAGGACCCGACACCGGGGCGGCGCTCTTCCGGCGCTTGCGGCTCGACCGGGACCGGGCGAGGCGGGTTCGTCAGCTCACGGTACTGCCGTTCTCCGCGCGTCTCCGGGCGGGCGGCATCTGCAATCGCGCGCCCGTCGCCCGGCAGGATGGCAGAGGACCGGCGCGGCGCCTCGGGCGCGGCCGGGGCCGGTTCGGGGTCCGGCGCACCAAGACCGGGCAGCCGCCCGGCTTCCGGCGGCGGCGCAAGCGGGGCGGGCTGTGCCGACCGCGCGTCGCTCTGGAACTGCTCCCACGGCTTCTTCGTTCCCTGAAACCGCTCCCAAGGCTTTGCCATCTACACCGGCTCCCAGTTCTTCTCGTCTGCGGGATCGCCACCCTTGAAGCGGTAGCCGTCCATGATGGTGCCGACCGGCGGCGCGCCGGGCGGGCCGCTACGCCCTGCCCCGGGCATCGCGGGCGGGCCGTCGATCTGCGGTCGCGTGACCTGCGGTGCGGCCTGACGCGGGGTGCCAAGACCGGGAACGTCCGTCTGGGCCTCCGGAGATGCCCCGGCGCCCAGGCCCTCGGGCACGCGCGGGGCGGCGGCGGGCGCACTGTCGGGATAGTTGAAGGTCCCGTCGTAGGGCCCCTCTCCCGGCTTGGTCTCCACGGTGTCTTCGCCCCAGGGCATCCGGGCGGGGGTCCGCACTTCGAGGTCCCCGCGGCCTGCATGCGTCAGGACGTAGTTCCACGCCTGGTTTTCGGTCATGCCCTCGGTGCCGACGACACGCTCGACCTCGGTGATGAAGCGCTGGATCGTCGCCTCGTCGAGGTCGTTGTCGGCGCCCCACTGGCGAATGTCGCCGGTGAGCCCGCGGCTGATCGGCTTGAAGCGGTCGTCGCCCCCCGTCCGGCCCCCGGTCCCGCCGGTGCGGCCGGATCGGGACCGGCCTGCCCTGCGATCTTCGTCCTCGAGATCCTGCTGCCGCTTCTGGGCGTTCAGGAAGTCTTCACGCCGCTGCTTGGCCAGCTCCACCAGACCGTCGCCGAGACCGGCCGCCAGCCCCCCCAAGATCATGCTCATTGAGCACCTCCGATCGGGTTGCGGCGGGCCTTCTGCGTGCGCTCGAGGGCGGATCGCAGCTGGTCGTCACCGACATCGGTGCGGGCTTGCTCGATCATCTGCTCGGGAGACGGCCCACCGGTCGTCAGCCCCGCCTTGTCGAGCACAGCGCGCAGCTTGTCGGCCGCGAGATAATAGGCAGTCTCCACGTCCTCGTCGGACAGGTCAACGCCCGCACTGAGGCGCGCGACCTCGGCGATGTAGTTGATCACCTGCCACCCGCCATGAAGGATGACGGCGGGGTCGATCTGCTGGCGCTCCTTCTGGGCCTGCATGATGATCCGCGACACGATGGCAATGCCGACATCGGCCACACCCTCGACCGGCCCCTGCGGGCCCCGGATCATCTCGCGGGCCTTCTGCACGAACTGCGGGTCGTACAGGATGACCATGGACATCTGCACGAACTTGTCGAACTGCGCTTGCTGCTCGGGCGTGGCTTCCTTGGCGCCGTTGGGCGTCATGGCCTGTGCGCGATCCTCTTGCGGCTGCGGCGCGCCTGCGCCCAGCCCCTGCATCATTTCCATGGCGGCTCTCCTCAGCTCGTGACCAGGCGACCGGTGCGGCGGTCGTAGCTGTAGCGCGGCGGTGCGGCGGCGGGGGCCTGCGGCTGCGCGGCGGCGGGCGTCGCACCGGCGCCAAGGCCCATGGTGTACTGCTCGCCGATGCGCGGCGCGGTCTGCCCGACCGGGCGCGGCGCGGTGGCGCTGGCCGCCCCGGCCCCGAGCCCCTGCGGCTGCTCGCCGTCCTCCCAGAACCGCACCGCATCACCTGCGCCGGAGTAGCGCGCTTCGCGGCGCGCCTCTTCCTCGCGGCGCATGTCGCGCTCGTTGTCCATCTCGGACTGCTTCATCAGCGCCGTTCCGAGGCCGCCCAGAGCTGACCCCAGGACGGTCATCCCGCCACCACCGAAGATCCCGCCGGCCGTGGCGGCTGTTGCCGCGCCAGCCCCGGCACCGGCCGCTCCGGCGACTGCGCCACCCTTGAAGAGGGTGCCGATGCCCGTGAACAAGGCCTGGAAACTCATGCTGTGATCTCCTTCTCGTAGATCGCCCCGGCCCGCCGGAAGCCTGCCTTCTCGAAGATGCGCCCGACGACCGCCGGGTCACCGATTGCGTCCATGACGCCATGACGGATCACGACGTGCCCGTCGTACTGCCCAGCCCACCGATGGAAGGCGTTCAGGATGCGCCTGGCGCTGCGGGCGTCGGCCCCGGGCTTGGCCAGCCACAGCAGGTCGGTGGCGATGCAGACGTCGAGGCCCTCGTACAGCGGGCGCAGCACCCCGATCAGGATGGCTTCGATTTCGGCGTGCCTTTCGGCCACCACGGTCATTGTCGTGTTCGGGCCCGGGATGATGGACTGCTGCCCGATGCAGCTGACCAGGACGGCCTTGGCGTTGCGGCGGTCGATCCCGGAGAAGGCAGCGTAGCGCGACGCACCATGGGCCCAGTCGAGGATCTCCATGATCCGCGGTATGTCGGCGAAATGGGCCGGGCGAATGTGGGCGCGCCCCATCAGGCGGTGATGCTGCCACCAGACCAGTTGATCTTGAACCCGTACAGGCTCTCGATCATGTCGGTCTGCCGCCGCAGGAAGTCACCTGCGGAAGTCAGCAGGGCGTTGCGATCCCCGGCCCCGATGTCGGGGTTCGAGAGGATCGACCGCATGGCCTGCTGGTACTGGTCGTTGAACGAGGTGATCATGGACATCATGTTCGTCCGGTCCTCGGTGTCGACGTCCAGCTGGGCGAGCCGCTCCTTCAGCCCGCTTTCCATGTCGAGCAACGTCTTCCGCGTGTCGGCATCCAGTTGAGCGAGGTCCATCTCGCCGAAGATGCGCTGCTCCTGCAGGCCCTTCTGCTGCTCGAACTCCTGGGCGGAGAGGTTCTTGGCCTGCCCGAACTCCTGTGCCGACAGTCCGGCTTGGAAGCGCTGCTGGGATTCCTGCTGCGCCATCGGGATCGCCCGGTCGAGAATGGCGTTCTGCGCGGCCTGGGCGGCGATGGAGCTGTTCAGCAGGCCGCGCTGGTTCGCGATCTGGCGGCCCTCGGTGCGCGCGCGCTGCATGAGCGCGCTGTCCTGGGCGGCGTACTCGGCGGCGATCTTTCCTACGTCGGTCGTTGCCCCCACCCCGAGCCCGGGCGGCATCGGGTTGGCGGGCGGCGTCACGGCCGTCGTCATCGTGCGCGGGGTCGGCGTGGCGGGCGCCTTGCTCAGATCGGGCGGGGGCTCGGCGGCTGCGCCAAGACCCTGGGGTTTCGGGAGCAGATCGTCCAGCGGCGTCGTGGCCATGCGGTGTCTCCTTTGATGGGGTGTTGGGCGGGGACTGGGGGACGCCGCGCTATGGCTTCCACCCGCAGAGATCCGCCCCGGTCAGGTTGTGCGCGAGGACTTGATCTGCGGTCCCGTCAGTCAGCCGGTCAGCCGATGACGGACGGATGGGCGATGCAGCCTGGCAGAAAGGCGCGTCAGTCGCGCAGCCACTCAGCCAGAGCGTCGTCACGATCAGCGCGAGACATGCCGCGGACTTCCTCATCTGCCTTCCTCCGTGCTTCTGCGGCCCTCAGAGCCGATTTCAGGGTCTCGATCGCGGCGAGGCGCTTGGCCCGGTCATCCAGGTAGAGGATCACCACCAGCACCGTGAATGCGCCGACACCGACCAGCAGGGCGTAGCGGCCCCAGCGCGATCCCAGCAGCGCGATCACAGGTGCCCCCGCATACCTTCTCTGACTATGGCGACGGCAGCGGCGACCAAGATAGCCACAACGCCTGCAACGAATCCCGCGAGGAACCACCAGATCATGCCCGTTTGAACCCCAGCCGATCCGCCGTGTTCTCAAAGATGCGCTGCAACTGCGGCGCGACACGGAAGCGTTCGCAGGCCGTGCTGATGTTCATGGCGCTTTCCTCGCCCCGTTCAGACGCGGCCTTCCAGTCGAAGAACATCTCCATGAGGTCGAACAGGTCCATCCCGTCCACGCCCTCGGGATAATGCTCGGGATGGTGGCTGTTGTTGGCGTAGTGATGCTTGAGCATCGGCCCCAGCATTGCAGTCCGGCGCTTGTATTCCTCGGACCCGTAGGGTGCTTGCCCCTCGCGGTCGATCAGCATTTGCATTCGAGCAAGAGGCTCCAACTCGACCGGGTCATACTTGCTCATATCGTGGTGGAAGCCCCGCACATTGAGACGGGCTGCGGCGTCGTTGAGCAGTTCCCGAACGCGCGCGATGTGCGCCTTCGTGGTCTCTCGCGCCTTCATCCGAGCATCGTTCATGTCGTGCCAGTCCAGTTCTTCTTGCGACATCATGCCTGCTCGTCCTCCTGCGGTTTCAGCACCAGCGGCAGCAGCACCCGGGCGACGCCGAGGACTGCCACCGCGATCAGCAGGTAGCTGATCCACTCGGCCGGGAAGATCGGCGCCGCCTTGTCGGCCACGTCAGTCAGGACGCCCTCGGCCGCAGTCACGGCGACCACGATGCCCGCGCCCTGCTTCGCCGCATCAGCCACCGGAGTCGGCTGGACCTCGGGGGCGAAGCGGTCGTTGACCGAGCGCGTCGGCCAGTAGCGCCCGGTCGAGCCCGCCCAGTGTGCAGGCGTCTCGCGCGCGTCGATGTGCGTGAAGCCCAGGTCGGGATACTCCCCGATGCCCTTGAATCCGATCTCGCGCGCCGCCGCCATGAACGCCTGCGGGTCGTGGTTGTCCATCCGCACGTCGAAGGCGATCCCCTCCATGTGCTTCGACCGGGCCGCGCCACCGACCGCCCGGTTGTGCTCGGGAGAGCGATAGCCCGAGTTGACGATCATCGGCTTGCCGATCCGGTCGCGGAGGGCCTGCAGCATGTCCATCGCGCGCGGGTCCACCAGCAGCTTGCCGGTGCCACGGCAGGCGATCTCCTCGGGCGAGAAGGACGGCCAGTGCCAGGCCTCGGACGGCACGTCGCGCCAGTGGGCATACAGGGTCTTGCCAGTCATTCCTTGACCTCCGGGGCTACGAGTTGCTCGACCTGCCGCTGCAGGTCCTCGATGATGATGCTCTGCTGCTCGACGATGCTCTCGATCGACGCCGGGCCCAGACCGTTGTGGACGCGGAAGCGCGCCTCAGGCTGGTCGATCACGAAGGTCTCCTCCGGGCAGGCGTAGGACAGCTCCACGATCAGGTCGTACTGCCCGACCGGCAGGCTGGTGGTGTCGTATTCGACATCGAAGAACTCGGTGTCGGTGGGGCCGCCGGAGTAGGTGCGATCCGGCAGATCATAGGTGCGGCCGTCCTGGTCGATTGCTGACCGGAAGGACGTGACCGGGCAGTCATCGCGCAGCTTGTCCCGATAGACGCGGACCAGCAGGCGCTCTCCGACGTGCAGGGGGCTGTTCAGCGCCTCCACGCGGTCGAAGATCACGGGCGGGCCACTCGGAGCGCGCCACTGTGCGACCTGGGTCCAGACCGTGCTGGCGAGGATCAGCACGACACTCACCGCCCAGACCCACAAGTGCCACCCCATCGCCTCCTTGACCTTGGCCGGCGGTGTCATTTCAGGGCCTCCCCCATGCGGATGATGATGTGCGCGAGCCCCTCCCCGATGACGCTCCATGCCGCTGCCAGGGCCAGGATCACGGACGCGGGCACCTTGAGCCATGCCAACCGGCGCCCCGCGTTCTGCCAGAACAGGCGCGTGTCGGCGGCTTCGATCAGCGCGACCTTCTGCGCGTCGCTCAGGTCATCCCAGTGGGGCGGCGGTCTGTCAGTCATGGGGTTCCCTTCGGCACGCACAGTTTCACTTCGCCCCTCTGGGCCAGATCGGTTGCCGGAATCGGGTCGAGGAAGTCGCCCGGCCCGTAGATGCCGCGGTCGAAGGCGTCGAGCAGCGCGCGCCGGATCGACGGGCTGGACAGATCGGCCATGGCGATCGTCGCCTGATAGGCCTTGATCTCGATGCCGCCGAACGACGAGCTCGCGGCATGGACATGGAAATTCACCGTCGGGCAGAAGCAGGCTTTCGGGTGCCCGGACCAGATCACCGCCGCGCTCACCATGTCCTCGCAGAACACGACACCGCCCAGGTCCAGCGCATCCTCATAGGCCGCGATCTCGACCGCCACGACGCCCCCGTTGTGCGGCTCCGCCAGCAGCAGCCAGCTTCCAGCCACCGCTGCGGCGATTGCGCCGGCGAGCTTCGCCTGAGTCGGGAAGCGCGGCCGAGGCATCTATTCCCCCGGGACCAACAGGCTCACCCCCGCGAGCGTGAGGATCGGGCCGAGAACCGGGTCGGTGGTCAGGACGCCGTGCGACGCCCAGAGCCGAAAGATCAGCGACGGTAGGGACACCGCGCTCTGCCCTTGCGGCGGATGGATCAGCGCCTCGGGGTCGCCCTCGGGATCGCCGAGGGTCATTCCCGCCGCCAGTGCGCGCAGCCGGGCCGCGAAGCCCGCGTCAACAGGCAAAGCGGCGGCGATCACGGCGTCTAGCGTAGCAAGCGGATCGACCGGATTGCCCCGGTTGTCCACGCGGATCGGGTAGAGCCGCCGGGCGTCGGCTTCCGGCTTGTTCGTGACCTCGCCTGCCTCGTCGTATGCAGGGGCGGTGACCCACGCGATCTGCCCCGGCCCGATCTGCGCGCCCGGCACACCGGACACCGTGCAAGGCGCGGCAAGCTGCGGCGGGTCCGCGTCGGGAAGCCACAAGCCGAAGGCGGTGAAGGCGGTCAGGACGGCCTCGGGCGTCCCGGCGATGGTCTCAACAATGACTCCGGTCATGCGTCCACAAGCTCCCCCTGTTCGGTAGAGGTCAGCACTCGGCTGAACACCGCGATTGCGTGAATGTCGCCCGCGTCAGCGTCCCCGCCGTTCCAGCCGTTTGTGCCGATGGTCAGGCGGGCAAAGTCATCGACCGCACCGACCGCATTGGCCGCAGGGGCAGTCACCCCTTCGGCCTTGCCGGTCATCTCGGAAGCCGAGCGCGAGACGACGAGTTTCTGGCGGTCGCCCGTCGCAACGGAGCCGTCAAGCGTCGAGGCGTCATCTGTGGACGCGACAACCGTGTTTGCCTCCAGCGTGTTTCCTGCGGTCTGCCGAACCTCCAAGAACCGCTCGGTGGAAGCCGTGCTGTCCCTGTGAAGCGCGGCGGCAAATTGAACCACCCCCAGCGCCCGGACAGTCCGATCCACGACCAGGGCGGCCTCGCTCGACTGGACCTGCCGCACGGCGTTGATGGTGATGGAGCCTGCGGCCTGAGTGTTTCCGGCGCGAAGCTGACACACGACACCACCGCTGACCGTGAATTGGCGCTTAACGGTGCGTGTGTTGGGAGAGGTCAGGCCCAAGGCTACCTGAACAACGCCAGCGGGGCTGCGAAACTCAATGCCCCCATCGGTTCGAGCCAATGTTACATCGACCTCGACAACATCGCCATCCGAGAGGCCCAGCGGCGCGGCCAACAGGGACACGATCTCCGCAGCCGATCCCGCGCTCAGGGTCAGCACGTTCCCGCTGACCGAGAAGCGGCCCTCTCCCGTGCTGCTCTCCCACGGCGACCCGCTCGACCCGATGGCCCCGATCTGCCCCAGCGCCGAATAGACGTTCGCCCCCAGCGGCATGAACTCGTTTGCCGCGCGCTCGATCTTCTGCGCGGCGTGGACGGTCTGGCCGCCTTCCAGCACCGGCATGAAGGGGTATTCGGACGCGCCCTGTGCAAACTGAGCAGCATAGCCGATGATCGTTTCACCCGTGACCGCACTGTGCGGGCCGAAACCTACCTCACACGTCCCGGTGAAATTGGGAACGAAGGTGAACACCAGCTTACGGACGGAACCCGACCATACCGTGTCGCTTACTACAGCCATCGGTCCGGCAGCGCCGCCAAAGGTCCACGATCCGCCGACGGCCGCGTAAAGAGTGGAACTGGTCGCGCCAGACACGTTTCGGCAGTCCACATATGCCCGACCGGACGTTCCCGCTGCGTAGTAGAGAACCCCAACGTAAGTCTGCCCGCTGGTGACAGTCTTGCCGACTACGAAATTGCAGCGGTTCCACGTCGCGCCGGTGCCGGTAACAGTCAGGCCGGGCCACCGTTCGCCTACACCCATAACGTAGTCGGTTCGATCCGCCTTCGTCGAACCGGAGATAAGCACGCTTGCCGCAGTCAGCGTGCTGGCCGTGACCAACTCACCGCGCTCCCCGCCCGTCACGAACCGCCGAGGCTTGCCGGTGTCCGGGTCATACTCGACGCCGACGCCCCACCACGGGCCGGTGCGCTTGGGCAGCGTGACATTCGTGAAGCCGCCGAGGTTCTGCATCGGCCAGATACCTGCCAGCGAGGTGATCCGGCCCCAGCAGTTTTTCGGGTTCCACGCCGCCTTCGTGCCGGTGCCCTGACCGATGCGGAAGTCCACACGCGAAGCGTTGCCTGTCAGTGTATGCTCGACGCTCAGCGTCTCGCCTTCTGCGGCGATGGTGAGGACCGTGAACGAGGCACCCCCGGTATCGGTGTTGACTTCGAGCCGGACCGTGTCGCCGGGAGAGACACCGTAGGCGTCAACTTCCATCTTGACTGTGGTCCCTGATGCAATGGGGGCGGTCCAACGGCAGAAGATGTAGTTGCCGCTGCCCGAGCATCCACTGACGCTCTCATAACCTCCAACACCGGTTCCAGCGGCGGTCCAGTTGGAAAAGTCGTCGTCTCCGGTCAGGCTGTGCAGCGCGATCTCATACCCGCCAGACGCCCCGATAAAAGGACGCGCCGGGCCGGTTGCCGCGTTTGCGAGGACAGCGTTGGGGTCGGCGTAGAGGGCTTCCCCGTTCCCGAAACCTTGGTCCCCCTTGTAGGCGAAGACCCCGTGCTCATCGCAGTTGACGAACAGGGCCAGATCGGGGTCGTCCAGCACCGGGTTCGCCGCGATCTTGGACATGAAGGCCAGCGCAGCGTCGCTCAGGTACGACTCGAAGGCCCCTGCGAAGGCACCCCGGCGGCGGCGGTTCAGGAGAAGGGGGAGGTTCATCAGGCGGCCTCTTCTACGTGCTGGTTTGGGTGGGCCAGGTGACGCTGTGCGGGAAGCCCGGCTGATCGGTCACGTCCCGCAGTGCCTGGCGGTAGGTCAGCAGATCCGGGGTGCAGCGCGGGTTGTCGGGCAGCGCCTGCCAGTCGGTCTTGGCGAGGCGAATGTCGCGCTCCGCACGGACCTCGGCGGCCAGATCGCGCTCGGGGGCGGAGTACGGCTCTACGCCACCCGCGGCCTCGATCGCCGCGAAGAGCGCGGCGGCGTCATATCCGGCCCCTGCATCATCACGGGCCACGGTCGTCGGAAGCCACTCCCCGCCAACCAGAACCTCGCAGTCAATATGGCCTTGTGCCGTGTATTTCGGGTTGCGGAACTGCATCATGCCGTCCTCTTCAATAGCCAAAGCCACTGGGTATATTCGTTGCTGAAATAGGTGTAGGAGACCGACGTGGCCCCCATGACGCGCCACGTCCCAGTCAGGCCCCAAGTGCTACCTGAGTAGGTCGATCCGATGGCGTAAGGGTTCCCGGTACCGTTCCCATATTGGATTGTCATCAGCCTCATCTGCCCGATTTCATCGAGCGCGCGGGCGGCGTAGGCATCTGAAACATTGGCGGCGGTCATCTGCTCGCCACTGTCGATCTGGGCGGTGCCGACGGTGTTAAGCGTGGCGAGGCTGCCAAGCCCCAGCGTGCTCCGTTGCGCCGCCGCATTCGCGTCATCCAGCAGCGCCCGACCTGCCGCAGTCAGGTCGAAGAGCGCCGCCGTGTTGGCCGCTGTGGTGTAGAGGCCCTTGTTGGCCGCGAAGGTCAGCCCGGACAGGCTGGATAGGTTCGGGTTGTAGGCCTGCACATCAACACCGATCCGCAGGCCAAGCAGAACGCGCGCGGCTGCGGCATCCACAGCAGCGATCAGGGAGCGCCCGAAGGACGTGAGCGTTGCCAGCGCCATGGCTGCGGCGCCCGTGAAGTATGCGATCCGGTCGGCCACACCGGTCAGGCCAGCAAGCGCGGACAGGTTGCCGTTCGACTGTTGCACCCCGAGGTCCGACCGAATGGTGGCCTTGTTGCCCACCGCAGCGAAGCTGGGGCTTCCCGTGAAGGACGGGTTACCGGAGAAGACCGGGTTGCCAGGGAAGGACGGCACGGCGGTGAATGTCGCGCTGCCGGAGAAGGTGACCGCGCCCGTGAAGGAGAGCGCCGCCCCCAGAACGGACGCGATCCCGGCCATGTGGACCGGCGAGCCGGACAGCAGCACCCAGTTCGTCCCGTTGTAGCCCAGCTCGACAAACGCGCCGGTGTAGAGGTCTCCGGCCTCGACGTCGGTGCCGTCGATCCGCTTGATCACCCGGGCCCCGGTGCCGTTCACGTTCAGGCTCGACGCCCCGGTGTTGGCCACATTGATGACGCACCGGACAATGGTGCCGGTGTCGAGGGCAAAGGACGTGTCGGCCAGGCTGAGCGCGTAGACGCCGGCGGTTCCCGTGGTGGTGCCGAACTGGTGTGTCGAGCGCCAGATCGCATTGCGGGTGGGCAGCTTGTCGAAGGCGGCGACCAGGGCTGCGGCGATGGCGTTGACGCTGGTCGACCGGGCCAGCGTCTGGCGCGTGATCGGGGCGGAGGAGTTGAAGTAGTCATTGCTCACCGCTGCATCCTCCGGGGGGTGTAGTTGATCGTGAGGCTGGCGATCGTGTGGGGTGCCTCGTCGGTGGCGTCGGACATGATCGCCAGCGAGACGTTCTCGCCGATGCCATCGAGGTCAGCGATCGCCTGCCCCTGAATGCTGGCGTCCCAGACAAAGGCATCCCAGGTCGCCACGTCCCAGATGCCGCCGCCGCCCGCCAGGTCGGTGCTCTGCTCGACACCCGACGGAGAATCGTCACTGCCGTAGCCGAAGTCAGCCACGTAGGAGAGCGCCGTCCCTTCGCCGCCGCTGTCGACGTCGATGAACGCCCGGTGGTAGCGCTTGTCGCGGTTCGGCGCGCTTTGGTGCAGGAAGGTGGTCCGCAGGTAGGCGGTGATCACCTCGCCATCTGCCGAGGTCCCGGCGTCCAGCTGGAAGACCCAGCCTTCATCATCGCCCGCGAGGAGGATCTCGTAGCCGTCCGCATCGTCGCCCGAGTGCAGGCATTTCGGCGTGAAGCCGAGCGTGAACAGCATGCACTCGGGGTTCTTCCGACCAAAGTAGATCGAGACCCCTTCCCCGTCCTCGTAGAACAGGCGGTACTGGCTCCGGCTGCGGACGCGCAGGGCGCCGGTCACTGCCTTGCCGCCGGTGCGGCGCCCGGTGATGTAGGGTTCGATCAGCGTGGTGACGGTGCCGATCTGCCAGTCGCCGAAGGTCTGCGCCGTGGCCAGGTCCCGCACCCCGATGTCGTCGAGGAAGTAGGGCTTGCCGACGGCCTGCAGCGTATCGGCGATCGCGCCGCTGTCGTCGGCGATGTCGCGGAGTTCGATGTTGGTGGAGTCGGTCCCGACCAGGTAGGACAGAATGTTGCGCCCGGTGATGACCGTGGCGGTGCGCGAGGCTCGCTGGATTCCAGTGATGTCCTCGCCCAGGCCGATCTCGAACGCGCCGTCGGCGGCAAGGAACGAAAGCGGCAGGCCGGTCCCCGACCCCAGCACCGCGCCCCCGGCGTAGCCCAGCAGCAGGTGGTTGGAGTGGACCGAGACGAACTGCGGCTTGTCCAGCGCGGCGCTCAGCCCGGTGTTGATCGGGGCCATGACGGAGCCGTCCCACTCGAAGGCCCGCCCGGTGCCGTTGGCGCAGTAGGCCCGGCGCAGGTTCGATGCCCCGAAGAAGTTGTGGACTGCCGTCCGGTACTTCCCGCCCGGCGGCAGGGTGATCGCGGCCTGTGCGCCGCCGCCCGTAGCCGAGCCGCCGGCCGAGGAGATGGTCTCGGAGCTCGTGAAGGTCCCGGACACCCCGGACAGGACCAGGTATCCGACCGCGTCGCCCGCGCCCCAGGTCCCGCCTGTCACGATCACGCGCTCGACGGTGGCAGTGGCCGAGGACGATCCGCCGGTGACGGTGTCGCCTTCCGAGAAGGCGGCGGTGCCTGCGGTGAATGCCAGCGTGTGCCCGAAGGTCTGCGCCGCCCAGCCGGATGCCGTCGCCTTGTGCATGACGCAGGCGGTGGCGCCCGCATTGTCCCGGAAGGCGTAGATGTCGCCCGACAGGGTGAAGATCCCCCGCACCGGGCCTGATCCCGGCACTGCGGAGATGGCAGCCCGGCGCTTTTCGACCGCCTCGAGGCGCAGCGCGGTGTTCAGATCGTCGGTGCTGGCGGCGTCTGCGAGCGCCGCCCCGTTGGCGACCGCGACCGTGGCCGCCGAAACCTGCAGGTTCTCGTCGTCCTGGAAGGTGCCGGAGACGTTGTAGAGCGCGACCCAGCCGGCCGCATCGCCGCCGCCCCACGTCCCGGTGTCGACGGTGGCGGTGCGCAGCGCGATACCGGTCGCACCCGAGGTGGCCCCGGTCACGACGTCGTCTTCGGCGATCTCGGTCTGCCCGGCATCGAAGTTGAGGATGAAGTACCCGGCGGCGCTGGGCTTCGGCCGCCCGTCCAGCCGCTCGTAGCCCAGCACCCGGCGATAGCCGCGCGCCTCGCTCTCGTAGTTCAGCGCCGAGATCAGGAAGCCCGGGGCCTTCTGCATGTGCGGTGTGACCAGGTCGAGGCCGCCGCGCATGGGGACGATCTGTGCCGCCTGTGCCATCAGGCCAACGGCCCCCCGACGTCGATGCGCGGCAACTGGGACCGGCGCAGCTCGTCCATGATGGTCGAATACTCGAACGCCCAGGTGGGCATCTGCTGGGTGGCCTCGTCGTAGGTCCCCATCAGGATCAGCGCGCGCCAGGTGATGGCGTCGTGGAAGTCGGCCGGCATCTCGGGCACATCGCTGTCGAGCGCCAGCACCTGCTGGGACTTCACGTAGCGACCGCGCAGGGTGTAGGCCTTGTCCGGCGTCTTGTGCAGGCCCAGCGTGTCGTCGGGCGCGATGGTGAGCCAGGACGGCTTGCCCTGCATCGTCGCTGCCTCTCCGATCATGCACGTCATGCGGAAGTCCTCGTAGTCGAGGATCGAGAGGCGACCCTCGTCTGCCTGGCCGATGTCGGGATCGTAGAGGGTGAAGTAGTTGCCCACGCCCTGGGCCCGGTGATCCCAGGCCCGGAAGCGGGTGATGCCCATGGCGGCGGCGTCATAGAACTGCACGCCGGCCACGGTGCTGCCGCTGAAATCCGCCTGCATCCAGCGCCAGTTCGGGCTTTCGCGCTGGATCGCGTTCCAAGCCGCCTGTGTCCAGTAGACCACGCGCGCAAGGCGGCCGGTCTGGTTCACGACGGTCTGCGGATCGCCAATGGTCGGGACGGTGCCGCTTTCACGCGCCACCGCCTGACACAGTTCGAGGAAGGTCGCCACGGACCAGCCTCAAATGGCAATCTGGTAAGGGTAGGACTGGACCTCGCGCGGGGTCCCGAGGCCACCCAGGCCATCCTCGTACTGCGGATAGACGAAGTTGACCGCGTTCTTGAGGGCCTCGACGTACTTCTCGTCAACCCAGTGCTGCTCGCCACGGGTGATCCACATGGCGACCCCGTTCACCGACACGTACACCGGTTCCTCGCCGCCGGGCTTGTCCTCCTTCGGGATCAGGATGCGGTACTCCTTGACCGGCAGCCCGCCATCGCCCTTGACGATCTGGCCTTGGGCGTCGCGCTTGAAGCGGACGGGCCCGTTCTCGTCGGCCGCGGTGGCCTCGGGGCGCTGCAGTTGCTCCGGATCGCCGGGGACCTCGATCATATCGGCCGTGAAGCCAACCGAACGCATCTTGCCGATGATGTCGTTGCGCTTGGTCGTGTCCGCCAGTTCGAGGCCGAGAGTGGTCCGGGCGTAGTCGCGCAGGACGCTGACAGGCACGGTTTCGATGGAATGTGCGGGCATGGCTCAGTCCTCCAGGATGGTGAACGAGACGCCGCCTGCGTTGCGCAGGGCGTCGATGGCCGCCTCCGGCAGGGCCTTTTCCTCGCCGACGCGCAGCGAGAAGGAACCCACGCCGTGGACGTAGATGGGCAACGGGTTGGCATCGGCGGCGTCGAGCCGGATGCGCAGGAACCCGGGCGCCGGAGCCTCTTCGGGCGCAGCGGCCTCCTCGGGCGCGTCGGGCGCTGCCGGAGCCTCGGGAATGCTTTCCTCGAAGACGTCGCGCTCGGCGGCGGTGATCTTGCGGAAGCCATTGGCGACGAGGGCGTCGCTGATCGGCTCCACTTTCGGGATGCCCTGCGCGGTCAGGTCGGACGGCGTGAGCGTTGCCCGGGCGGCCTCGTAGTCGGCCTGCGTCGGGTCCTTGAGGGTCTCTTCCATGAGTGCCTCTCCTGCATGAGAAAGGGCGCACCCGAAGGTGCGCCCTGTGCTGTGTGACTGGCTGGCTGGACCGGTTACTCGTCGCCGAACGCGACGTAGTAGAGGACGTCGCTGGCCGCGTTCAGGTCCGAGTCCGCCCCGATCGTGAAGCCCTTGCCCGTGGTTCCGGCCACGCCCTCGTAGGGGGTGATGCCGTTCGAGGTCGGGAAGGTCAGGGCCGGTGCGTCGGTCAGCTTGAGTGCCGAGGCGTTGGCCATGTCCTTGGTCCAGATGAAGACGCCCGGATCGGTCTTGTTGAACAGCAGCACGACGGCGGGAACGAAGCCCAGGACGACGTTGATCGCCGCGCCGGTCCCCGTCACCGTGCCGGTCTTGAGATGCCCCTTGAACATGGGTCCATCCTTTCGGTTGTGTGGGTGTCAGGGCCGCGCTGCGCGCTGACCCGGTGATGTGCCGGGGGCCGCCGGTAAGCCGCCCCCGGTCAGGTCATCAGAGGTCGGTCGCGCCAACCTCGAGGCGGGCCATCCAGGCCTCGTTGAGGCGCAGGCACAGGTGCCAGGTCTTCCAGCCCACATAGCCGCGCTGGCCGAGCGGGTCGTCCTTCGTCTTCTGGCCGACCGGGATGATCGAGGGCGAAACCGCCCCCTGCCCGCGCAGCGCGACGCGGCCCCAGGCCTCCTTGCCGAAGTAGAGCACCGGGTAGACGTCGACGTTGGCCGCGCCGGCCGAGATCATGCCGTTCAGGGTGCCGGACCCGGCCGCCAGGAAGGGCGTCAGGTCGGGCGACAGCAGATAGCGGACGTCCTCGACCGCCCCGATCTCCTCTTCGCAGATCGGGGACATGCGACCGTACTCAGCGACGGGCACAAAGCCGGTCATCTGGCGAATGTCGTGCTCGAGGTCCGTGTGCGAGACCGCGATGTACGACGCTTCGATCGCGCGCGTCTCGTAGTTCGGCGACGGCGACAGGATGTTGGTGATCTTCATGGCCTTCTGGGCGCGAAGAGCACGGGTCACGGCGCGCTGCTTGTTGAGAGAAATCGCCGTGTTGACCGACGCGCGGGACGCGCCGTTGCCGTAAAACACGTTGGTCCCGGCGCGCAGGACGCCCCAGTCGAGGGCCTCCATGGTGCGGCCGATGTTCTCGCCTGCCTGCAGCGTTGCGTCCTGCAGCACCGGGTCTTCGTGGGTGTCCTCGATGACATCGGTGATGCCGACCACCATGCCGTACTGCTTGAGCGAGCCCGAGACGTCTTCGTACTCGAACGCGGTGGCAGTGGGCGTGACGCCCTCGACAAGGGGGGTGGTCGCGGCGGTGAAGACCTTCGGGCGCCGGAACTTGATGGTCTCCGACTTGTTCTTCGGCATCCGCTTCATCAGCGGCCCGGTCTTCTCGAGCACCATGACGGGCCCGGCGTGCTTGAGCATCTGGCGCTCAGCGTAGACGTTCGTGCGCTGAGAGATGCCCGAGTCGTTGGATTTCGTGACGGTCATGTCACAAGCCTCCTGGGGGGAGACCGATTACCGGCGCGCGGCCTTCTTGGCGTCGAGGTTGTCGAAGGCATTCCACAGCGCTTCCGGGTCGTCGGTGTCGGGAATGTCGTTCCCGGACAGCGGCTTGCGGGTGTTGCTGCGCGTGCTTGCGGCACCTCGGCGTTGAAGATCGCGGCGGTCGCTCGGTCGGGTTTCGGGTTTGCCGGGCGGCGGGGTGCTACCCGACTGCTCCTGCAGGAAGGCCTTGAACTGGCTGACCAGCTTGGCGGTCCCGGTCCCGTCGACGATCTGGCTGACGTTCTGAGCGTAGATGTCCCGCGTGGCCTTGGGCTGGTCTTCCAGCCAGGTGTCGAAGGCGGCGCGGTTCTTCCGGATGACGTCGATCCCGTCCGGGTGGTGCTCCGTGAAGACACCCCACTGCTCGGTGACGATCTCGGTGAGTTCGCCCTCGGCAGTGGTCAGACGGTCCTTGTCTCGCTCGTCCAACTCGCCGAGGCGGCTGCGGAGGGAGTTGATCTCCTCGATCAGCGGCTCGGCGACGTCGGGGTATTCAGCCTTGAGGCTCTCCATGCGCTGTTCGCGCTGCTGGATTTCCTCGTCGGTCGCGGTCGTGGACGGCTTTGCTTTCAGCCGGTCGATTTCCTTCTGCAGATCCGCCACCTTCCGCTGCGTCGCTTTCAGGCGGCCTTGGTCCGAGCGGTGCTTGTGCTCGAGTTCCTCGGCCTTTGCCTTCCAGTCGATGGTTTCGGCGGGCGGCGGGTTGGCGTGCTTGTCCGTGTCGTCGGTCGGGTCCGGGTCGGTGGCATTCTCGTCGGCAAATTCGGCCTGGTCCGCGCCGTCGTCCCGGTCATCGTCGCTGCCGGGCTCGGAGCCGGGGGCGTCGCTGTCGGTCGTGTCGGGGGGGCTGGTCTCTTCACTGATGAAGCTGTCCCACAGTTCCTGGTCCGTCATCTCGTCGCCGGCGGCTGCGGGCGACGGGGTTCCCGTCTTCTCGGTCATCTCTCACACCTTGGGTTGTTGATGGCGGCCCGGGTGGGCGGCCGGTTGAATGCCGAGGCTGCGGCGGCTCAGTAGAGCGGCGGCTCGTCCTCGTGCATGGCGGGGTCCAAGGGAGCACTGGGCTCGACCTCGGCGATCATCTGGCGAAGTTCCGCGACGGCCCCGCGCAGGCGGGCGGTCTCCGTCGGGCCGATGTCTGCTTCGAGCTGGCTGCGCAGCAGTTCGATGCGCGCGTTGATGTACTTGCGGACTAGGCCCCACTCGAAGGTGTCGGGCTTGATCTTGCCGCGGAGGGTGCTCACACCGCGCCCCCGGCGCTCTTGCCGGTCTGGCGGGCCATGCCAACCTCGGTGGCCAGGCGGCGCTCGTCGGCGTCGCGGCGCTGGGCCATGTCTTCCAGCTTGGCCTGCAGCTCCTCGCGCTTCATGCCGACGGCGGACGCGATCTTCTCGAGCGCCAGGTCGTTCTGCATCTGGGCGATCGCCATGCGGGCGTCCCACTCCATCTGCGACAGTTCCCGCGCCTGGGCCATCTCGGCCTTGCGGAGTTCCAGCTCCTGCATCTTCGCCTGGGCGGCGACCATGGCGGCCTGCTGCTCGGGCGGCACGTTCTTGGCCTGCTCCTGATCGAACTTCCGCTGGTCAGCCGGGCTGCGGAGAATGTCGACGCTGCCGATGGTCTGCGCCTTGAGCAACTGCTCGAGGATCTTGTCCTCGTCGATCCGGCGGCCGTAGCGCGGATGATCGCCAAGCTGCAGGGCAATCATCATCAGGTTCTGCGCCTGCATCTCGCGGACCAGCAGGACGCTCGAACCGCGCGCGACCACGTCGTAGTCGCCCTTGATCTCGTCACGCTCCGAGAACTGCATGTTCCAGTGGTAGAACCGGCGAATGGTCGGAATGGTGACGTCGTCGTCGAAGTTGCGGACCACGCGCCGGAACACGACGTTGGCCGAGTTCATCAGGAGGGCCATGCCCTGCGCGGTCTTGGTGACGCCGCTGCCCTGCTCGCCCTGGGCGATCTGGGGCATGGACGTCATCTCGTCGATCAGCGCACGGCCGATCTCGATGATGTTGGCCAGCTCGGCCTGGTGCATGTCGATGTTGAAGGTCTGGAACGGCTGGGCGTTCGGCGCCGCCTGCGCGCCGTTCTTCCACACCCACACCTTGCGCGGCCGCATCTTCCACTGCCCGTCCTCGGGCTCGACCAGGTTGCGGTTGACGACGATCTGCGGCCCGGTGGCCAGTGCGCCGTTGTCCATCATCATGCGGATGGCGCTGTTCACGAACGCCTGCGGGTCCCGCATCAGGTAGGGGATGCCATAGCCGAAGAGGCTGGTCTCGTCGCGGCACAGGTTGAAGACGCTGTAGATCGGCTCGCCCGAGTCGAGTTGGTGGAGGGCGAAGGACAGGACGCGCCCCTCGCAGAACCAGATGCGCGCGTTGATCTCGGCCAAGGGGTCGATTTCATCCGAGTCCTTCGCGGTGAACTGCCGCGCCACCTCCTCGGCCCCATCGACACCCGAGTCGCGCAGGACCTCGAGGGCCTCGGCGTCGATCTGCCCGGTGAACTCCCACACGGTGTAGAGGTCACGCAGGTCGGAATTGTTCTGCCCGGTCAGGTCGACCAGCTCCGTCATGTAGGACGGCAGCGATGTGCGGGCGTCGGACCGGAGGATCTCGCGGATCGCGTCCTTGTCCATGTCCGGGCGCTTGGCCAGCTTCCGCATCTGCGCCTTGGTCATCAGGTGGCGCTCGTAGAAGCCGTCCGAGTCGTCGACCGTGCGGGCTTCCGGGTCGGGGAAGAAGGACCAGGGGTCGACCCAGTGCGCCGCCGGCATGTCGTCGGCATCTTGCTCGAGGACATGGAAGGTCCGGTCGCCGTCGGTCACCTGCCGCCATGTCTGCTTGCGCCGATGGCCGGTCACGGGGGCCTTGAGGACACCCATCCCGATCTTGCACCCGTCCTCGATCATGTCCCGGGCCTCGGCCTGGAACCGGCAGGTGCGCATCTGGTCGTCGATCTGCTCCTGCATCAGGTCGGACCGGCGCTTGGCTTCCTCCTGGATGGCGAAGAGGACCTCGTAGGCCTGGCGGGCGGCCCGCGCCTTGCCCTCCTGCTCCTCGGCCTGGGCAATCAGCGTTTCCCGTGCCTCATGCTGCCCGTCCTCGGCGGCCTGCGCGGCCTGCTCGTTGGACTGGTCGGCCGCGGCGGCGGCCTCCTTCTCTTCCTTCATGGCGGCCTCGGCCTCGCGGACCATGTCCGGGACCGGGGTGGGTTCGATCGACCAGTTGCGGTCATCCGTCGGGAAGAGGAGGTCCCAAAGCCGCGCCATCATGGCGTCGGTCTTCGGCCGGGTGAGGTTCAGGAAGACCTGCGAGGTCTTGTTCTCCTGCAGCTTCCTGGCCACGTCGGGCGGGTAGACGCCATGGTACTGGCGCAGGTCCTCGAGCCAGCGCTGCTCGACGACGTTGCGCCGGTCGACGCGCCGCTTGGCCTCGGTCTCGAGCAGGCTCACGAACGCGGTCAGACGTTCTGCGAGCGTCTCGTCCGACGCGGGCGCGCGGTCTGGCTCGTCGAAGTTGCTGGCGACTGCGTTCATCAGTACCCTGCCTTGTTGTCGGCAATCTGGACAGTGCTGGTGCCGCCTGCGTTCTCTGGCGGCCGGACCTTGGCGATCTCGTTGAAGCGGCTGATGCCGTAGCGCAGACCGTCCATCAGGTGGTCGTTCTTCTTCACGATCTTGCCGTTCTCGTCGCGCCGGTAGAGCCGGTACTCGGCTGCGGTGCTGGTCAGCGTCGTGAAGAACTTGAGCCGTCCGGTCGTGATCAGGGACCAGACCTCGTAGATGCCGGCCTCGACCGCGTTGATGGCCTCGGTCAGGTTCAGGCCGTGCCCGCGGTACGTGTCGAGCAGCTTCTTGCCGTCCTCTTGGCTTCGACCGCGCGACGCCGGGTCAATGGCACCCGGTATCCAAGCGCCCCGGGCCTTGATCGACTCCGCATGGATCAGCGGGATCGCCTGGCCCCGGTAGTGCTCGGCGTAGGCGTACATCACCGAGTCCAGTGGGTCCTGGGCCAGCCATATGGAGGCCGTTCGGTTCCATCCGACGTCCATGCCATAGGCGCGGCGCCAGAACGGCGGGATCTGGAAGGGCTGGCAGGACACCTCTTCCCAGGGGATCGGGTAGATGGCACCGGCGCCGAGGGACGGGACACCTTTCGACCGGGCTTCCCTGAGGTAGGGCGGGGTCGACTCGTAGAGCTCGCGCTTGGTCTTCTCGTCCAGGTGCGGGACGTCGTCCCAGCCCGCCTGCACCATGTAGCGGGACGGGGACACCTCTCCCATCAGTTGGTCTGCCGCTCTCCGCGAAGGCACATGGCGACGTCGACGTCGCTGACGCCGGAACCGGGCAGCGGGCGGATATAGGCCATGCTGCAGGAGAACTCGAAGGCCGCCGCCGCCGACGTCGAAATGGCGACACCGGACTGGTCCGTGAGCGTCACCCAGTTCGTGTTGTCGTTCGAGCCCTGCAGGACGATGGTGCCGCCGAAGGTGCCGGAGAACTGGACGTTGGCCGCAAGGGCCTCCTGCCGCCGCGGGGTGTAGACCGCGCCGGTGTCGCCGGCCGCGCAGCCCGCCCAGGTCACGACGACGGCGCCATCCCCGGTCTGCGAGCGGTCAAGTGCTGTGGTGCCCATGGGTCACTCCTCGTCGGCGACTTCCGGTCGCATGTCTTGGGGAAGGAACTGCATCACCGTCTCGCTCAGCCCCTCAAGCGGGGTGAAGGTCAGCATGATGATCCCGCCTGTGGTCGCGGTGCGGATCAGGCACTCGCCGTAGATGTCGATGGGCGGCTCCTCGTCGAGCCAGATGACGTGCTGCGCGGTGCCCTCGAAGCTGCCGCGCCCCTGCTGGTAGGACTTGAACCCCAGCGTGCTCCATCCGCCCGAGACGTGACGGACCTTGATGGTGTCGAGGAGGTCCGGGACCCCCTGCTTCCAGGCCACCTGCCCCAGCCGCTCGCCCGGCACGATCCCGGTGCCGGTGACCGTCTTCCGGGTGCCGGACTGGACGTCTCCGACCAGGGTGGTCTGGACAATGTCCCGCGTCGTCTCGTTGGTCTTGCCCGCGGCCCAGGCCCGGATCGGCTTCTCGAACCTGCGGCCGACCCACCATGGGGGGTACTCGCCGGTCAGGTGCGCGGCGATCTCGAAGCCACCCATGCCGAAGGTCTTGCCCACGCGGTTGGCGGCCATGGCGCAGCGCTCGCGGTAGCGGGCCCCTGCCTCGAAAAACTCCATGTGCTTGGGGTACTTCGACCGGGCGTAGGTCGTGGTCCCGTCGGGCAGCTCCACGTCCTGGTCGGGGTAGAGCCGGTAGAACTGGCGCTGGGCGTAGCGGCGCTCCATCGCCTTGAGCAGGGCGATCTTCCGCTCGACTGCCTGACGCTGATCGGGCGACAGGCGGGCCATCAGTGGACCGTGGCGGTCAGCCCCTTCACCTTCTGTTCGAGCTCAGCCAGTTCGGCCAGCAGCTCGGAATCGGTCCGCTTGTCGGTGATCACCAGCTCGGACTTGTCGCCGTACATATCCGGCAGCACCTTCGGCAGCAGCCACTTGCGAGTGTCGGCCCGCAGTTTTGAGCGCTGGATGGCCTCGCCGTTGACGATCCAGCCCTCGCTCTTCTCGCCGTGGCGCTTCATCCAGTCGTTCGAGCCGTCGTCCGCGATGTCAACGATCTCGTCGGCCATCAGCATGTAGCCGATCTTGCGGGCTTCTTCGTAGCGCTCGGCAAAGCCGTTGATGTCGTTCAGAGCCCATTTGCAGACGGTCTGCGCTGACGGCATGCCCGGGTCGCGGCAGACGCTTGTGAGGGTGCGCCCGGCTGCGAGCTCGGCAAGCACGCGCTCGGCCACGTCGATCGAAAACCCCCGCCCCTGGTACTCGGTCCAGGTGGGCTCCGGCGCGGCGGCGGGCTTGGCGCGGGGCTTGCGCGGGGCTTTCGTGGCCTTTCGGGGTGCCTTTGCAGGCTCGGTCTTCTTCGCTGGCATGGTCACTCACCCGGCTTGCGCGGGGTGCCTCTCACTGGCGCCAAGGGGCGCGAGTTGCGGATCGCGGCCGGGCGTCAGCGCGGCGGGATCTCGACGTAGCGGGTGCGGCAGGTCATCAACTGGAAGATGCGCTGCGCAAAGGTCTTGGCGAGGAACTCGCTCTTGAAGCGGAAGCAGATGTCCCGGTCCAGAAGGTCTGTCCCGCTGCCCAGCCATCGGCCGCCGTGAGCAAAGGCGATGGCACTGATCTCGGTGTCGAGGCGCGGGCCCATGATCGACGCCGGGTAGAAGATCTCGACCTGATGCGCGCCCCAGGTGGCGATGGCGTCGGGCATGGCGTCCCCTTGTGAAAATGGGCGGCACCGTCGTGATGCCGCCCAGTCGAGGCAGTTTCCCACCCGCTTCTCACCTCGCAATGATCCCGGTGCGGAGCCTTCGCCCCTGTCGCATCAGCAGGCTATCTGCCCGCCCGCGCCGCCGATTTCTCGCGCCTTGGGCGCTACGTTCACCGTGATGGTGTTTACTCTCGACTTGCCCCACAACATGCAGGTGCCGAATCGCTCAGTCAAGCCCACTGCGCCGGCGGCACATCTCCCCACATCATGGCAACATCGCACCGGACGTACCTCCTGCCCAGCCAGAGGTGGCCCTTCCGGATCTCGATGATCTGGCCGCGAGGCAGGAACAGGTTGCCGTTGATCCACAAGGGGTCGGGTATTGCAGCGGTCATCGCGCCCCAGAAGGTGATGGACCGCAGCCGCGGCACCGACGTCGGACCTGGGGGGGTGTAAAATCCCGATTTTACCACCCCCGGTCGGGATAGTGGGTCCGGGACGCCCCGCCGCCGGAAGACCGTCATCGGCGCACCTTGCGGCGGGAGGCCACCAGCAGTTGGCGACGCTCCAAGACCGACAACTGTCGGGTGAACGTCTCGACTTGGCGCCGAAGCGCGGCAACCTCGCGGTTCTTGATGTCGTAGGCCCGGTCAAGTTCCTCGCCAATGCTGATTGCCAAGCTGTCCATGTCCGGATGCTCAACGAAGACCGAAATTCTGCGATTAGGTGCCATCTTCGACCCTTTCCGTGTCCTCGATGCGGGCGATGCCCTTGATGCCCCGGCAGATGAAGTGCAGCACGCCGCGGTCGATGCTCTCGACCTCGACCACGAACCCGGCCAAGGGTCCCTCGGCCAGCCTGGCCTTGCCGCCCGGGCGCGGCATGCGGGCGAGCCGCTCCGCCTCGCGGCGCAGCAGCGCTTCCTTGCGCAAGAGCTCGATCCGGCCAGGCACCAGCTGCATGGACGCGATCACGTCCTCGGGGATCGGCATGGGCAGACCATGGCGACCAACCACGCCCCGCATGAGCCGCCCCGCCTGCTGGCGGATGATGTGCCAGCGCGGCGCGCGATCGACCAGGACGAAGACATAGCCCGGGGCCGCGCTCGCCTGGTACTGCACCCGCTTGCGCGGCCCGCGCGCCGCCTTCCACTTCGTGACAGTCGGCCGCCACGCCTCCACCGCCCCGATCAGGTCGAAGTAGGCGGCCAGCCCGGCGTCCTTCGTCGGGGTGGCCAAGGTGATGAACCACTGTGGCGGCTGTCGCCCCGCCAGAGGTGTCGCGTCCGTGTCTTCCGGCTGCACGGTGTCGCCGATTCTCAGTGCCTGCATGTGTCCCGCCTAGTTTAAACTCTGGACTGCTTCTCAGCTCTCTGATGTGCGCTTGAGGGTTAACCCGAGGAGGATGAAGTCGGGGTACTTCCCCTCGTACTGGCGCCACCAGCGGACGCCTCGCTCGGCAGTGCGGACCGGCAGCATCTCCACCTCGCAGCGGTCTGCGATGTCACCCGGCATCGGGCGGGAGCGGCGCTTGCTGTTCTGGGGGCCCAGCCACCATTCGGTAGCGCCCTTGATGGCCCAGATCGGGTAATGGCCAAGGTGGATCAGCCAGATTTCAGCCATGCGGCGCTGCACAGCCTCGGGCGAGTTGTCGACGTAGTATGCGGCCAGGATGGTGACGACCTCCTGCGCGATGGCATCGGGCGCAGCGGGGACGCTGGCCGCTTCAATCGCCTTGGTCAGCGTTTCCGCCTCCGCTGCCGAGGATGGTAAGGTTGTCAAGGAAGCCTTGAGCAATTCCACGGATTGCTTGGCGCTTTGGGTCTTCCCGGACGGGGCGCTGGGAATGGGGGTAGGCGTGCTCATGGGATAGTCCTCCGATGATGGGGGTGAGGGTTGGTCGCTGGGCGGCCCCTGCAGCGCGCTGCATGGCCTTGGTGAAGTAGGCGAAGCTGTGGGGCGGGCCGTCGCGCTTGCCTGCCATGACCTCGCCGATCACGGCGCAAATCGTGTCGAGGTCGAGGCCCAGGTCGTTCCGCCACTGGCAGAACTCCTGCATGTCGGCCATGCGTCCGAGCGGGTGTCCGTCTGGCGTGACGTCTGCCCCGATCGCCGAGAGCAGCCGTTGCCGGTCTTCCCCTGAAAATGGCATGGGACTTGCTTCGCGTGCGCGCGCGCACCCACCACCACCACCTAAACCTAATTTATTATAGTTTGCGTCGCCGGTGCGTCGTTGCTGCGTCGCTTCCTGCGTCGTTGGTGCGTCGGTGACGCGGATCGGGCTTTGATATTCGTCGTATTTACATACAGTTATGACAGTTACGCCTGCGTCGGTGACGCGCCTGATCATGCGTCGATTTTCGACGCGCTCCAAATATCGACGCACCCTTGCCTCGGACCACTTCCAAGCGTCCGCCATGAAGCGCGTAGACGCGGCCAACTGGCCTCGCTCAAGCGTCAGAGAGACGCTGCCAAGACGCTTCTCTCGCTCCGAGAAGCTGGCCTCCATGATCAGCCAGATGAACGCCTCACGCTCAGAGTACGGCTCGTCCTTGAACGCTGTGTCCGTCCAGATGCCGCGCGAGATACGGACCATGCCTACCGGGTCAGTCATCCTGCCCCTCCACCTCGCGCGTCATGCGCCAGCACACACCGCAGAAGTACTTGAACCGCCGGGTGCCCTCTGGGTACTTGTCCGCGGCAATGACGGCAGCTTCTCTGACCCGGCCGAAGCCGATCCTGTTGACGAACATCTTGATGCTGCGGAACTGCGGCCGGCTGTAGCCGTTGGAGGCCCCATGTTTCAGGATTTCGGCTATCTCCCAGCACCACTCCTCGAAGGATTCGCGGGCCTCTTGAAGCAGCTTGGCATACGCCTCCACCTGGGCGCGTCGTTCCTTTGCCTCTTCTGCCTGGTCTTGAAGCGACTGCGGCACCTGGTCGAGCGTGCGAGACCCCTTACCCAGATTGCAGTCCGCGCAAGACGTTGTGAGGTTGTCCGGCTCATTCTGGCCGCCTTCGGCGACCGGAATTATGTGGTCGACGTGCAGGACTACATCGGGCGGAGTCGCCCCGCAGTACTGGCAAATGAAGCCGTCGCGCTTGAATATCTCGAAGCGAGCCCGCTTGCTGATCTGCACTCTGGTCATCTACTGCCTCATTCTCTCAAGCACAGCCCGCGCCAGCGCCGTCATGCGCCCGGTGTCGAGCTGGGTTGCTTCGGTGATGTCGTCGAACGGATCGGAGATCCCCTGGGACTGCGCGGCCTTGAGTCCGAGGACCCCGAGGATGGTGGGGTCAGACCCGCCATCGACATGCAGGAAGTGCGCGGTGACCGGGTTCTGCTGCCCTGTCCGGTGAAGACGCCCGGTGAACTGCACATGCACCTGCGGTGACCAGTCCAGCTCGCCGTAGACCACATGCGAGGCATGATGCTGCAGCCCGTCCAGACCGGCCCCGGAGCGCAGGGACATCATCATCACCCGGGCGTCTCCGCCACAGAACGCCGCCTTGGACCGCGCCTTCTGTGCCTGGCTCTCGGACCCGGTGAACATGACAGGGTTCAGGTCCGCCAGAACCTTGTTCCAGATGGCATAGACGTCGCGGTGCCAGCCGGCGAGGAGGACCCGCTCGCCGCTCTCGCACAGGTTCCGGACGTAGGCGGCAACGGCGCGCGCCTTGGCCACGCCGGTCTCGCGCCGCAGCAGCATGTCCAGCTCGCGCGCGGCCATGCCGCGATGATGGAAGGACCCGGAGATGACGCGCTCCGCCAGCCGGCGCTGCAGGTCGCGGTCGGATTCCGCGTCTCCCTCGTTCCAGCCGACCTCCACGACCATCTTGCGCAGCGGCGGCAGTGTCTGGGCGACCTCTGCGGACTCGGACGTGCGGCGCAGGACCAGGCCGATCTCGCGCAGGTAGGAGCCGAGGGCACGCGGGTCCTCGACCAGCCAGTGCGTGCCGTCGGACCGGCACCAGTTGTTGATGAAGTCCTGCCAGCCGCCAAGTACGCCTGGCTCGATCATGTTGACGACGTTGAATATCTCGCTGCCGTAGTTGTAGATCGGGGTGGCGGTCAGACCGATCACATTGTCGGCGACGTCAAGGAAGCGCTCTACCCCCTGCCCCTTGTCGGTTGCCCTGCCGTGCCGCAGTTCCTGGCACTCGTCGAGGATCAGGCTCTTGATGCCCAGGCGCTCGGCATAGTCCGCCCAGGCGGCAATGTTGGAGTAGCGGAAGACGTAGATGTCAGCCGCGGGAAGCGTCCGGACGTTGCGGTCCTTGACCTCGAACGCCCGCAGCTTGGTGAACCGGTTGATGTACTGGGCCACCCACTGCTGTGACAGGTGCGGCTGCACCACGACAGCGGCCGGCAGACCCCAGCCGTCGGCGTGGGCGGCCAATGCGGAGACCGTCTTGCCAAGGCCGACGTGATCCATCAGCAGCAGGCGCGTGCGGGTCCGGTACAGATCGGCCGCCCGGGCCTGGTAGGGAAAGACCTTCTCCGGAGCGCGGATGCCGCCGGGATCGCGCGGCACATAGTCGGGCGCCAGCAGTTGGTCGAGTTGTGTCGACCTGCTGTCGTGCTGGCTGAGGCGATGTGCCAGCCGGTCCGCGGCCTCGGGCGTCATCGACACCTTGAAGCGTTGCGAGAACCAGTGAAGGTCGAGCGCCGTCTCGATGTTGTCGAACATGAAATACGGCGGTGCGGCGGCGGCCCCGATCACCTTGAAAAGCTGCTTGAACCGAAGCCGGACGTGCGGCTTCATCTCGCGGATCGCCCACGTCGTGCCGTCATGGTCGAGGGTCCAGTCGACGGTCATAGCCATGCCCCCGCCAGGCTGACCACAGCGAACGGCTTGCCGCCGATGGCGGTGAAGCCGCCCTGCACCCAGCCCTTGGCCGTCACCAGGATCAGGCCCGTCACCTGGTCGTGCTCGGCATAGCGTTCGAGCTGTCGCAGGACATTGCGGCGCGCACCCTGGGTCTTCACCTCGATGGCGATGCCGTCGACGAAGAAGTCGACCCGGTCGCGCGGCGACAGGACGTGCTCGTGCTGGAAGTCCGTCCCGGACCGGAGCAGGGCAAAGGCAATGTCGCGGTGTGCGGCCGCCTCTGTAGACAGGTCGATCCTGTAGCCTGCGAGGGTGGCCGTGAGCCAGCGCATGGTGATCAGGGCGTGGGTCATTCCGCTGCCCCCGCGAACAGGTCGGGCTGTCTGGCATTCTCCGTTTTCCGGTCTCGCTCAGCGGTGGCGGCACGTCCTGCGGATGCAATGCGCTTCCGCGCGATTGCGGCGTAGTCAGAACTCATGTCGATGCCGATGAAGCAAAACCCCTCCAACATGGCACCTCGGCCGGTCGAGCCAGAACCCATGAACGGGTCAAGCACGACACCACCGGGCGGCGTGACCAGTCGGACGAGGTAACGCATCAGTTCCGTCGGCTTCACCGTGGGGTGCGTGTTGCGGTGCGCGGTCTCGCGCCCCTCAGACAGACTGGACGGTTTGCCGCTGGCTCCGTTGCCGGTCTGCCATTGCACGAACGCCTGCGGCTCCACGTCGTCGAGTCCGTCGTCCCGGTCAGCCTTGGACGCCTTGGCGCAGTAGAAGAAACGGGCTGCGGAGCCACGGCCAGCGTCGCGTAACGGCGCAGCGTCGTCCTTTTGGGCATTCATGCCCCAATCGCCTCGCCGATTCCCGGCGCTACGGTTGAGAACCCGAGGCGGGCCGCTGCCGTTAGTATCAGGAAAGCAGGCCAGCACCTCGTCGCTGCCGTCGTGGATCAGGTTCGCGGGCCAGCGGCCTTGTGGCTGAATGAACTCAGAACCAACCGTTTTCCCCGGCTGGTTCATTCCAGAACCTTGGCGCAGCGATTGGGAAACGCCCCTTCCGCCGTCTTTTGCATAAGCTCCACCGTTCAGGTTTTCATCGATAGCAACCCGGCACCCGTCGATGTTCAGCGCCCCGGTGCTGTATGTGAGCACGTTTTTCGCTACCGTTCCGACCAGCGGCTTGCGCGCCACCGTGATTGGCTCCCATGCTGGTTTCAGCGCGGTGCCCCAGCCCTGCCATGCCGAGGCTTCGGCCGTGCCGGGCACATACTCGCCGGGCTGGTAGGTGCGGCCATTTTCCTTGATCCATGAGCCCGTCGCATTCTGGTCGGCGACGGGGATCATGCGTTTGACCGGATCGCCGCTCGGGACAACCTCGCCCTGCATGCCTGCGGCCGAGTCGATGGCTTTGGCCACGTCCAGCGACTTCGGGAAGCCGGAGCCGTAGGCCCAGCCGATCATGTCGCGGATCTCGAAGCCCGCGTCCTCGATGGCAGTGGCCATGCGGTGCTGCGTGCGCGTACCAGCGAAGGCCAAGAGCCATCCGCCGGGCTTGAGCACGCGCAGACATTCCGCCCACACGTCGGCGCCCGGCACGCCATGGTCCCAGTCCTTCCCCATGAACTGCAAGCCATACGGAGGGTCGGTCACGATGCTGTCGACGCTGGCATCATGCAGGCCTTGGAGTGCATCGCGGCAATCACCAACCATAATCTGCACTGGTATCTTCACCGCACCACCCCCCGCACCTGCAGCACCTGCACTGGTTCCGGCATCCCTTCGATCCACATGGTGAGGAAGCGGAGCGCCTCGTCGACCGAGCGCACGACGGCCCACCGGCCGCCATTCTCGACGATGTCCCTGCCGCACTCGATCTGCGCGCTGGTCGGGTGTTCGCCTGGTGCCTTGACCTCGAAGGTCCAGAACTGGCCGCGCCAGAGGATGGCAATGTCGGGGTAGCCCGGACGCATGCCCAGCTTCTTGGCCTTGGCCACCATGCGGGCGGCCTGCGGGCCGCTCATGTCGGTCTCGTTTGGGCTGTGGTTGATCACCGCGCCGGGCAGCATCAACCGGACCAGATCCAGAATGGCCAAGTGGATGGGCCCTTCCCGGTCCTGGCGCTTCTGCTTGCCATCAGAGTCGCGCAGGGCGGCTTTGAGATCGGCGGCCCGAATGCGGTCGGTCATCCCAGCGCCTCCACCAGTTCGATCCCGCTGCAGACGCTGCCGTAGATCATCGCGCGACATTCCACGGCTCGATCGGCAGGGTGACCGGCTTGACCGCGGGGGCGCTGAAATGCTCGGTCGCGCGGGGCATCCACTGCCGTGTCGTTGCCGGGCTTGCGGGTGGCTCTGGCTTGATCTCAGGCGGCAGGACGGCACTGGGCTTCCCTGCCCGGCCCCGGGCCTGGCACTGCAGGCAGAGGCACAGGCCCTGCGTGTGATTGTGCTGGCGGCACATGCCGCTCGCGCTGCGGGCCGAGATCTTCGTCTTGCAGCCCGGGGCGCGGCAGGTCCGCGGCATGCTCGGGCGCGATGCCTGATTGCCATTCGTCACAGCGGCATCTCCATCTGGTGGGGTTTCTGGTGGTCGCGGTGACGCCAGACGATGATCCGCTTTCCGAAGCGGCTCTCGTGGCGGCGCCCGCTGTCGACGATCAGGCCGTCGTTGCGAAGTTCGGCAGTTCTGGGCTGGATGGAGCCGTATTCACGCCCGAGCAGCTGGGCGATCTGCTCGGAGTCCAGGCCATCCGGGTGCCGTCGAAGGACCTCGAGCACCTGGGCGCGAAGCGTGATGACCTTGCCAGCCATGTCCACAGCGGCGGCATGGCTGGTGTCGGTGTGGCGATACCCGGTTCCGTCGGCGCGATATGGCATGGCTCACATGCCCAGCGCTTCTTTGTAGAGGGCGAGGATCGCCTCTTCCTCGGACAGGTCCTGCGGATCGCGCTTGCGCAGCGCGATGATCTTGCGCAGCACCTTGGTGTCGTAGCCGCGCGACTTCGCCTCGGCCATGACCTCCTTCATCTGCTCGGCGATGTCGGCCTTCTCGCGGTCAAGCTGTTCGTACCGCTCGACGAAGGACCGCAGTTCCTCGCGCGCGGCGAGGGTGACGTCCATGGTCACGGCCTTGTCGGCCTCGTTCTCCTTCATCGGCGCGCGCGCGCGGCGCGTTGCGGCCTGGAATTGGTCGAGGCTGATCGGCTTGGAGGCCTCGCCGTCGGGACCGATCAACTGAACAGTGGCGGTGTCGGACATCACAGCACCTCGATCCGTTCGATTGAGGCGTGCAGCTCGTTGATGCGCGTGTCGATCCGGTCGATGATCTCGAAGATGCGAGCAACCGAGCCTTCGGCGGCATCCGAGAAATCGGCTTGCTTCGGGTAGTACTCACCGAAAAGCCGAGCCACGACGTCACTGACGCGGGAGTCCGCGCCCTCGATCGAGGACTGGACCATCGCCAGCCGCCCGATCACCTCATGCGTGACAAAAGTGCCGTCCGTGAGCCGCTCCGCGCGACGGTTGATGACTGCGGCCTCCTCTGCCTTGTCGGGGCCGAACTCCTGGGCCACCGAGGAACCCCGGCCCGGGTACTGGGGGTCATAGCCCAGCTTCTTGCGGTGCTGCTGCACCTGTTCCTCTTGGCTGCGCATGGTTTGGTTACGCATGGCGGTATCCCTTGTTGATGATGGCAATTTTCCGGCGGGCAAACTCCGCCGGGGTGATGCGCGTCTCCTTGAGCCAGCGGCGCTCCTCGGCGCGCAGGCGCTGCCGGGTCATCTTGCTGGTGTTTGGGGTGCCCTCGTTTGCGCGCTGACGTGCCCGCAGGCGCTCCTTCGCCCGGCGCGTGCCCTCCCCGGCCACAACGGAGAAAGCCCGGTCGCGCCGCGGCACGGCGGGGCTTTTTGCGGTCGGGAAGAACCCGCCGAGGAACGGCAGGACGCCTGCCAGCAGTGCGAGTTTTCGGGACATGGCGATCCTTTCAGTGGCGGATGAATGCGATGGGGCGATCGGTCGACCAGCAGGCCGCGCAGGAGCCGCAATGGCGCTCGGTGGGGCCGAGGTTGGTCTCGCGCTGCTCACTTCGCGCGCCCCCCGCGAAGGGCGGAACTCCGGTTGAGCCAGGCGCGATACTCGTCCGTGGACAGTTGCTGCCCGCGGGCCATCACGGCCTTGACCATCAGGTCCAGCTCGTCGGGGTCCTGCTCGGCGTTGATCTTGTCGAGCAGCGTGACGCGCTCGCCGCGCCGCGCCTTCTCGACCAGTGGGTTTCCCGCGCCCGGCCACATCATGTGTCGCCCCCGAAGAAGAAGGCGGGGCCGACCATCTCCATCAGGCGCCGGGTGTTCATGTAGTCGGGCAACGTCTCGCCGCGCAGCCAGTAGCGCACGGTCCGCTCGGAGGCATGGCCGCCGGCGGTGTTGCGGAAGTGGGGCGCGGCCCGCTTGGCCAGATCGGCCTCGGACCGAGCGTTCGGGAACGCCTTGCGCAGAGCCGCCGCGACAAGGCGCGACTGCGCTTCCTGCTCGCTGAGCGCATGCCGCTGCGATTTCTGGAAGGACCTTGCCAGCCTGGACAGGGCAAAGTGCCCCTCAGAACGACGGAGCAGCCGTGCGACGCCGAGATATGCGAGACGCCCCGCCGACATCATGCTGCCTCACCGGACGAAGAGAGAGCGGCCTCAATCTTCGCCAGTGTCTTCAGGGTGATCGTCTTGCCGTTCTTCAGCCGCTCAATGAGCTTGCCGTCGTTGACGACATGAAAGCCGAACGTCGAAGCAGTGATGCCACGCTCAGCACAGTGCTTTTCGATGCGCTCGATCAGTTTGGAGGTTTCGGTCATGTGCGTGCCTATGGTGATGGCGCGCATATTGGGCTTTTGCCCTTTTGCGGTCAAGGGCTTTAGCCCAGTTGCTTGGGCAGCGGGTCTCGCGGCACGAGATGACCATGAACTTCCGTGACGAAATGCTGGCCGAGATGAAGCGACAGGGGCTCTCGATGGCCGAGCTGTCGCGCAGGGCAAACGTGACCTACGATGTGGTCCGCGATCTTTCCCGCCGGGATGGATCGACAACATCAACCGAGAACGCGGAGCGCATTAGGGTCGCTTTAGGGCTTCTTCCGGCGCGCGCAATCGCAGTTGAAGCGACGCCATCCGACGCCCGCCTTGTGCCGGTCTACGACATCGAGGCCAGCGCCGGACCGGGCGCGGTCGTCGATGGCGAGACCGTGACCCACACACTGGCCTTCCCTCCCGACTATCTGCGGTCGATCACCAGCACCGACCCCAGGCACCTGGCGATCATCGCCGTGAAGGGCGACAGCATGGTGCCGACCCTCAGCGAAGACGACATCGTGATGGTGGACCTCTCCAAGAGGAACCACGGCTATGAGGGCCTGTTTGTCATCCGGATCTTCGACGTCCTGCACGTCAAGCGCCTGAGCCACTCGCGGCCGGGCTTCATCATGGTCATCTCGGACAACCGCGACGTCTACCCGCCACGCGAGTATGCGGCCGGGGACATCGAGGTGGTCGGCAAGGTTCTCTGGGCCGGAGGGAAGATGTGATGCGCACGGTACTGCACCTGGTGGCCGGATGGCTGGTAGGTGCGATGGCAGTGTTCGGGGCGCGTGTTGCCACAGGCACGGTGGCCAACCTGACGCGAGACGGGCAAGATTGGCCTGGCGCACTGGCTGAACTTACCGGCGGAGGTCTATTTGTCTGGCTGCTTGCATCTGCGCTGACCCTTCTGGCCTACCCCCTCACACGTGCGCCCCTGATCCCGAGATGGTGGACGTGCATCGTGCTCAGCCTTCTGGTTTCGATCCCAGGTCTCATGCGGTCGTTTTCCTACGGCTTCTGAACCCCGTAGCTTGATTCGTCTTGAAGACGATGTGCGCCCTTCGGGCTTTTGCCCACTTTAGGCTTGCATAGGGCTTTAGCCCAATGTAGTCTGCCCTCCTGACAGCCCAATTTTGGGCAGTTGCAGGAGATGCAGATGAAAGACGCCACCCACATGACCGCGAAGCGCGTTGCGGCGGAGCGGGGCCGAACGGACCCGACCCTTGAGGCGCGCCACCATCTGGGCTTGTCGCATGATGCGCTGCTGCTGTCTTTCATGTTCGATCAGCTGGGCTTGCAGCACGCGGCTTCCGATCAGCGGCTGACGGCCATCTCCCACATCAACCTGGCCCTGCATCAGTTCGGCTACCACGCGCGGGTCACCCCGGCCGAGGCGGGCTGATGCGCACGTTCATCGTGACCAGTTCGGAAGGGGATACCATGGCTGTCGGGGCAGAGAGCTTTGACATACCCCACTGTGGAGCCCTCGTTCTCTACCGGCGCGACGCGCACGGCAAGCTGGTTCTCTTCCGCTCGTTTGCCCCCGGCGTGTGGGCGGAAATCTACGAGGGCGAATGATGCGCGGCACCGGCATCTACGAGACCGGGGCGGTCGAGGTCACGTTCAGCGCGACCGGAGAGCCGACCGACTACATTGTGCCGGGCTCGCCCCGCTGGGTTCAGTGGGACGACATCAAGATCGAGGCGCTGACCATCCTTGGCGTCGAAGTTGATCCCCAATCCCTCCCCCCCGATCTTGTCAGCGCGATCCTCGCGCTGGCCGACGAAACCGACATCGAGGCCGACACATGACCCTGACCCTGTTGAAGAAACACCGTGCCGCTGAGACGGCGCAACGCCTGCTCGCCAGCTTTGTCGGGATGGTGGACCACCCGGATGCTGATCTGGTGATCGCGGCCGAGCAGACCCGCGAGTATGGGCGCGACTACAAGGCCCCGCACGCCTACAGGGGGACGCCGCCGCGCCCGCACATCTCGCGCCGCCTGCGCTTTGCCAGTGCCTACGACAACGACGGGCGCGTGATCGCAACGCGCAAGCCCCGGCTGTTCAAGGGGCACCGGCCGTGACTGCATCAACGAAGACAGGCATCGCGTGGGAAAAATACATCCCCAGCCAGGGCGGCGTTGCGGGTCGGCGTGCGCGGGACACACCAGCCGTTCGCCGTGGGCGCACGCAGGGCCGGAATGCCTCGCTCATTTTGCCCGAGGACATGCGGCGTGCCGACAAGGTGGATGTGTTCCTCAGCGGGGATCGCTTCATCGGGTTCCACATGCACCCCGGCGGCAAATTCAAGGTGATCTCCAAGAACGGAGCGAAGGCCAGCCGATCTCTCAAGATCAACATCCCGAAGCACCTTGCCCATCGCATCCCCTACGGGACCACGAACGTCACCTTGGGCCGCGACGGCGACAAGTTGGTGCTGGACCTCGACCAGCTTCCCCGCCCCGCCACCGAGTAACCCCGCGCCATTGGAGGACACCCCCGTGAAGCGATTGCCCGAACACCGCGCCGACGCGCGCCCGATTGAGGAAAAGGCCCTCGGCTTGATCTTCGCCATGGACGACGACGCGGCCAAGCGCCTGCACGAAATGCTGCGACACATGGCGTCCCGCGACAGCAAGCGCGCCCGCATGTTCGTGGGGTCTGCCCAGTGACCCCGCTCCCTGAGACATCGAGCTCCGCCGTCCAGCACGAGACGCGGCGTGAGGCCCCCGGTCGCGCGACCTCCTCCCAGCGCGACCGGGGCGCTATCCCAATGACCCACCTCGCGCGGGCCGAGAACAAGCGGCGCGCGGGCGAAGCGGTGGATCGCTGGATCAACCGGGCCGTCGCGCTCCTGTTCGTCGCGGCGTTCTGGTCGCTGGTGTTCCAGATCACGGCGATGCTGACCGGCTGGTGGACTCCGGTGGGGTGGCGGTGATGGCTGAGAACAGCAACATCGAGTGGACCGACGCGACCTGGAACCCGATCACGGGCTGCACGATGGTCAGCGCGGGATGCACCAACTGCTACGCCATGGGGTTGGCCGCAACGCGCCTGCGCAACCACCCCAGCCGCGAGGGGCTGACCCGGATCACGGGCGGTCGCGCTGTCTGGACGGGCGAGGTACGCCTTAACGAACAATGGCTGGACCAGCCCCTGCGCTGGAAGCGCAGGCGCATGATCTTCGTCTGCGCGCATGGCGACCTGTTTCACGAAGCAGTGCCGGATGAATGGATCGACCGGGTGTTCGCCGTCATGGCGCTGGCGCCGCGGCACACGTTTCAGGTGCTGACGAAGCGGCCGGAACGGATGCGCGAATACATGCTGGGAGGCGGGCACGGCGGGGTGCGAGCTTATCGCATGTCCGACGCGGCCGAGCGCATCGCGACGGCGTTTCGGGCGTGGGACGGGAACGGTCCGACCGCCTGGGACAGTGCGGTCGCCCGAGCGATCACAGCCGCAGACTGGCCCCTCCCCAACGTCTGGCTCGGGGTGTCGGTCGAGGATCAGGCCACCGCCGACGAACGCATCCCGCACCTGCTGGCGACCCCGGCGGCGGTGCGGTTCGTCAGCGCCGAGCCGCTGCTGGGGCCGGTTAAGCTCGCGCCGTTCCTAAGTGGCGGCCTCGATCATTGTCCGGAGACCGGCGAGGACGCTTGCCGCGGTTGCCCCGGTGGCGGTCCCGATTGTCCGGGCATCTGGCTGCCCTGTCTCGATTGGCTGATCGTCGGCGGTGAAAGCGGTCGCGGCGCGCGCGCGATGAACCCCAACTGGGCGCGGTCCCTGCGCGATCAGTGTGTCGAGGCGGGCGTCCCGTTCTTCTTCAAGCAGATGGGGGAACACGTTTTTGGCACCGAGCGGGCGCAATCGTGGGGAGTGTCGCCGCAGGAGGCCGACCAGCGCATCAAGAGCTACCCCCATTGGGGCAGCCCCGATGGAAAGGACATAATCTACCGCGTCGGCAAGAAGGCCGCCGGTCGCCTGCTGGACGGGCGCGAGTGGAACCAGATGACGGGGGCGCGTGATGCGTGATCCCAGCAACCTACTGTCCCGTCGCATCCAGACGTTCTCGCCGATGACGCCTGGCGATCCGTTTCTGGCGATGATCGAGGGCCTCGGCTTTGTCTGGCGTGAGCAGACCGCGTTCAAGGCGGCACAGAAGGCTCAGCGCTGGCGGGAGAAGGAAGCCGAGAAGATCAGGCTGGGGCCGAAGCGGGCGGCGAAGAAGGCTGCAAGCGAGGCGGCGGAATGATCCGGTCTCCTTCCACATACCGCCAGCTCTTCGGCTGGTGGGAAGCTGCCGTCGCCGGGCGGCCGGCAGTCCGCCATGACGGGATCGCCGAAGCCGGGTTCTACAAGCGTCGCCTGGTCCGCGGTGGCCCGTGGGTCCCGGTCAGGATTTTCGTCGAGCGCGAGATCGACCCCGACACCGGAGAACTGACGGCACCCGAGGTGCTGCGCTGGGAGATGGAAGGCCTGCGCCAGGAGACCGATCCGGGCGAGGTCTTCTCATGGCTTACCCCCATCACCAAGGCAGAGTTCGACCGCCTGACAGACATGCGCCTGCGAGACCACCGCTACTTCGACAGCGGCGCGCGCATCGACCTTTCCGCTTCCCCAACCCTTCCTCCAGGAGTGATCTGACATGACCAACCAGGGCCACAACAACCCGCCCCCGTATGACCCCGACGTCTTTGCCGACCTGGTCCGGGCGTCGGACGAGTTCATCAAGGCGAGCCAGCAGTGGCTGGACCTCGAGGCCATTGCCGACGAGGCCACCGCTCAGACGCTGGCCGATCAGATCAGCGGGCTGCGCGGGCTCTACAAGAAGGCCGAGACGGCCCGCACGACGGCAAAGGAGCCGCATCTCGAAGCCGGGCGGAAGATCGACAAGGACTTCGGCGACATCAAGAAAAAGCTCGAGGTCTGCGCTGAGCGCCTCAAGAAGAAGCTGGAACCTTGGCTGCAGGAAAAGGCGCGCCGCGAGGAAGAAGCCCGGAAGGCGCGCGAGGAAGAGGCCCGCCGGGCGCGCGAGGAAGCCGAGCGGCTGGAACGCGAGGCGCAGGCGGCCAACAACCTGCAAGCCGAGTTCGAGGCGGAGGCGGCCCGCGCAGCGGCCGACGAGGCCGCGCGCGAAGCGAAGCGCAAGGAGAGCGCCAACGTCAAGTCGGCATCCGGCGCCGGGCGCACGGTGGCGCTGCGCACGATCCGTCAGGTGGAGATCACCAACGTCCGGCTCCTGTTCATGCACTACCAGGACGCCCCAGAGGTGCGCGCGGCCCTGCAGCGCCTGGCAGAGGCCGACGTGCGGTCGAGCAAGGTCGATCACACCGCGATCCCCGGCATTCTCGTGACGGAGAAGAGGGTCGCGGCCTGATGGCCCGGCCCCTGAAATACCTCACCGGCCCGCGCATCACGACGATGCAGGAGTTCGCGGACGAGATCGCGGCGGGCCACTACGTCATCGAATGGTGGCACGGGACCCCTGGCCAGAACGAGGGTGCTCGCGTCCATCCAGGTTGGGCCGCCTCATGGAGGTTCAGCATGGTGCAGGCCTACCTCAGCGCGGGCCGTCTCTACCGCGCGATCCCCAACCCGAACCATCCACACCATCGCAAGGAATCTGCTGATGTCTGACAAGACCGTTCCCGTTGCCTACGACCCCGCAGCGGCCCTCATGGAACCCAGCTCTTTCGATCAGCTTTATCGCGTCGGGAAGATGCTGGCGCATTCCGCCTTGTTCCCCGAGCACCTGCGCAAAGGCTCGCCCGAACAGGCGGCCGCGAATGGCGCGCTGGTGATGAACATGGCGGTGCGCCTGCGGGAGGACCCGCTGACCGTCGCGCAGAACATCTACTTCGTGGGCGGCAAGCCGTCCTTTTCCACCCAGTACATGATCGCCAAGGCGAACCAGCACGGGGTGTTTCAGGACCAGATCGGCTGGGAGATCACCGGCGAGGGTGACGACCTCAGCGTGACGGCCTTTGCCGTGATGGCCAAGACCGGGGCGCGGGTGCAGATGACCTGCGACATGGAAATGGCCCGGGCCGAAGGCTGGACGAAAAACCCCAAGTACAAGTCCATGCCCGAGGTGATGCTGCGGTATCGGTCGGCGGCGTTCCTGATCCGCATGTACTGCCCCGAGGTGATGATCGGCATTCCGATGCAGGTCGAGGTCGAACTCGCTGCCGAAGAGATCCGCGACATCACTCCGCCGGCCGAGCGCCCGAAGGCGGCGAAGGCGGCCCCGGCCCAGAAGCCGAAGCCGGTCCCTGACGCAGAGGTGGCCGATCCCAAGCCGGAGCCGGAAGACAGCGAAGCGGACGAAGGCGAGGTGACCGAAGACGGCGAGGTGCCCAAGGATGCCGCGGCCCCGGTTGGCCCGAGCGAAGCCGACATCGCGCGGATGCGGAACCTGGCCAACGCGATCATGGCCGATCTGTCCGAGACGTCACAGCCCAGCCTCGTGCTCGACTTCTACAAGACCAACCTTGAGGAAATGAAGGAGCTGACGCCCGACATTTATCAGGACGTCATGGTCGAGGCCAAGAAGCGCGAGCAGTCGGACGACTGAGCCCATGGCCGATCCGACCCTCCACGGCAATGGCTGGACCTGCCCGGCGTGCGAGCTGCGCCGCGAGGTGTCCGGGCGCGAGATTGCTCCCGGCCGCCTTGAGGCACCCTGCAATGCCTGTGGAGGGTCGGGTCGGATCGCGCGCCCCGTCAGCGAGATCATCGAACACCATGCCGCCCAGGCGGCCCTGCATTACTGGCCGGAGCGGGACCGGGCCTTTGCCCGCCACAACGCGGCCAAGAGAGCGAGAAGCACATGAACAAGCGGATCAGCGAAGAAGAGCTGGGCGCAGCGATGATGGCCGCCGCCTTCAAGGAGGGTCATCGACCGCAGCTGCCGATCAACGAAAAGCCGGGGCGGGCCCTGACGCCACAGGCACGGGAGCGCCGGGCCAAGGTGAGGGACCTGTGGTCACACGGGCTGCGGTCGATCGCAGAGATTTCCCGGCAGATCAGGGCGGAGCGCTACGAGGTCGCCTACGACATCAGGGCGATGAAGCTGACCAGCGGCAAGCTGAAACCGTAAGGGGAACCAAGATGGACATGAGCAACATGCTGCAGATCAGCAAGGGCCTTCGTGGCCTGATGAAGCGCTCCGGGATGACCCTGGAAGAGATGCCGCAGACGCGGCGCGAATGCACCGAGGCCATGGCTCTCCTGAGCAGCGAGATCAGCGACATCGAGAACGAGATCCAGCTTGAGGTTGATGGAGACACGGATCGGTGTTCGGCCGACCCGACGTGGATGGCCCGGGCGACCCGGGCGGTCCAGCACAAGAAGCGCCAGTTCTCGGCCATCAAGCTGTGGCGGTCGGCGCTGACCAGCGCGGCCCACGGCGGTCAGGTCGATGCCATCGAGCAGTTGAAGGCCAAGCATGCGGAGAAGATCGAGAACGTCCGCGACGACCTGAACAAAGCGATCACGAAGGCCAGGGCAAAGGCGGCCCTCGCCCACGTGACGGTAGACCGCTGCAACACGCAGACCAAGGCTCTGCTGGACTGGATCAAGGCCACGCGCCCCGATGACCTGCCCGAGGCCTATGGCGTTCTGGACCGGGCCGCGAAGGCCTTCGACGCGGGCGATGCCGCCGAGGGCGACGCATGACCATGAACACGAAAAAAACCACCGACCCGATTTGCCGGTCCTTCCGGCAGGACTTCCCCGAGTTTGTCGAGCGCGCCGAGGCTCTTGGCGTCCGCATCACCCTTGGCCCCGGTCGCCGCAACGGCCACGACCGCGTGTTCTGGCTCGACGGCTACAAGCAGCTCACCGGCTACACGACGAAGAAGGACGGCAGCCGGTTCAGCCATGAAGACGCCGTGGCGAACATCGAAAAGGCGCTCGCTGCCATCGAGGAAGACCGGAAAGTCATGGACGCGCTGACCGTCGAGGAACGGTTCATGCGTGTCATGGAAGAGTTCCGCCAGATGAAGCCGCAGTATCGCATGATCGGCGAGGTGCGGATGCCCGGTGGCGACCGAGGCCACTGCTTCTTCATGGCCAGCTACGAGGGCGGCGTCCTGCTGCACGACATTGGCAATGTGGCAAAAGCCGAGGCGCACTGGCAGGCGGGCAAGACCAACGCCGCACAGTTGAAACGCTTCTGCGACGCTCTGGAAGCTGATTTTGCCCGCCGTCAGTCGGAGGCCTTAAAATGAGTCGGCCGCCCGTCACAATTGTCGTCGGCCGAGGGCTGCATGACGTGATGCAAGAGCGCATCCGGCAGGTAACTGAGGAGGGCTGGTCAGCCGAACACGACGATCAGCACATCCGGGGCGAGCTTGGCGCTGCAGCGGCTTGCTATGCCGTCCCGTCCCGGTTGCGCGATGCATGTGTTCACTATTTCTGGCCCATCACGTGGGACCGGAAATGGTGGAAACCGGCTGGCGCACACGACGATCTGAGCGCCCGCAGGAGGGACTTGGTCCGCGCGGGCGCGCTGATCATTGCCGAGATTGACCGCATCACGCGCGCAGAAGGCTCTATGCCTGACCCGCAAGACGGCTCAGACCGCGACCTTGAGGAACTGGCCGGGGTGAAGGCCGATCTTCTGTCGGTGTCACTCCGTGACGGGGACATTCTTTGCCGCGCCGCACTGCGCCACATCGAAGCCCTTGAGGCCGAGCGGGACGACTACGCCTCGCAGATCGCGGAACTGCTGCCAGCCGTAAACCGCGAGGCGGTCGAGCAGCGGGCACGGGCGGATGCCTTGGAGGCCAAGCTGGGACCGGCGTTGGAGGCCCTGCAAGAGTGGACCCAAGCGCGCACCAGCACTGTTCTGTACGAAGTGGGAACTTGGGAGCGCCTAGCCGATGCCGAGAGCGGGCTAGTGAAGATCTACCACGCCATCAAGGAGAGATGACATGCCCAGAACGACGATCCACCTCGAAGAGCAAGAGATCAAGATGGCCATTGCATACTGGATTCTGGCTGGGTGCCCGGAGGCGCTTGAAGACGGCGTCACGCTCGTCGCCAACGAGGGGAGTTCCGACCCGCGCGAGTCGAGCCGAGGCTACATCACCGCGACCGTTCAGGACCCGATTAAATGACCCGCGATCATCCGCGCGCGATCCGCGTGATCTACACGAACTACGCCGGCAAGACCGACGTTCGGCACATCACCCCGCTGCTGATCCGGTTCGGCTCGAACAAGTGGCACCCGCGGCCCCAGTACCTGCTGGTGTGCATCGACCACGACCGGGGCAACCAGGAGCGCGAGTACGCGCTCGAGTCCTGCGACTTTGCCGGGGCGATGGAGGGGAGCGATGCCGCCGAAGCTGTTGACCTTTGCGCAGGCCGCTGACCAGACTGGCCTGCCCAGGTCCGCGCTCCGTGCGCGCGCCGAGCAGGAAGGCCTTGTCACGCGGTGCGGGCGCTCGGTCCGCATCCACCCCGAGGATCTGGAAAGGCTGATCGAGATATGCCGGCACGACCGAAAGGCCCCCGCCTCTACTGGCGAGACCGAGCCGACGGAGAAGGGGTCTGGGAAATCCGAGACACAGGCGGCGTCCGCATCTCGACCCGCACTGCAAGCCGCCCGGAAGCTGAGGCGCAGCTTGCAGAGTACATCGCCCGGAAGTGGCGGCCATCTGGTCCGGCTGAACCGAGCCACCTGAGCGTCAGCCAGGCGCTTGCCCTCTACCTTGAGGAACACGCCCCGCACGTCGTCGCGCCCGAGCGGCTGATCTACGCGGTCGAGGCTCTGGATCGCTTCTGGACCGACCTGCCCGTGTCTGCGGTCAAGGCGGAGACCTGTCGCCGCTACATGGCGGCTCGCGGCCGGGCGGCGGGCACCGTGCGGCGTGAGCTCGGGACCCTGCAGGCCGCGCTGAACCACTGCCACCGGGCAGGATACCTGACCTCCGCGCCACTGGTCACGATGCCCCCGAAAGACCCGCCGCGCGAGCGCTGGCTGACCAGGCGGGAAGCGGCGTGGCTGTTGCGGGCGGCCCGGGCCCTTCGCAAGGACGGGCGACACCTGGCCGACTTCATCCTCTGCGGGCTCTACACCGGGTCCAGGAAGGCCACGATTCTGGCCCTGCGCATCGACACCCCATCGCTGACAGGGGGCCACATCGACACCATTCATGGCATCCTCTACCGGCGGCCGGGCGGAAAGCGGCAGACTGCGAAGCGGCAGACCCCTGCCCGGCTCCCCGCCAAGTACCTGGCCCACGTACGCCGCCAGGCGGCGCGCGGGCGGCGCTTCGTGGTCGAGGACTACACCGGCGCCAAGGTGGGCGACATCAGGAAGGGATGGTCGAGGGCGGTCGAACTTGCCGTCGAGCTGGCCGCGAAGCAGGAGATCCACATTGACCTCTCTGGCGTGACGCCGCACGTCCTGAAACACACCGCGATCACCTGGGCGATGCAGCGCGGGGCCGACAAGTGGGCGGCGGCCGGCTTCTTCGGGACCAGCGTCGAGACGATCGAGCGCGTCTATGGCCACCACAGCCCGGACCACATGCGCAGCGCCGTCGAGGCCATGGATCGCAAGTCCTGA